TTGTGGAGGGGATGTTCTTAACACTGTTGAACACTATGTTCCTTATCAAAACATATGGTATTCCGATATTCCAATGATAACTCCAAGAGGTTATAGCTTTTGTTCGGGCGTTGTAAATAATAAAATATACGTTGCAGGTGGTGCTGGTCAAGGTAATACAGGTTACTATAATAGCACTGAAGAATATGCCCCATCAACTATAACTGGTTTAGATTCCCTTATTGCTTATTTGGTTATAAAATAATTAACAAAAATTATTGGAGGTGCCAATGTATGATTAAACAACACTTACTAAATCTTGCGGCAGAAAAAAATATTGTAGTTTCTGCTGCAGAAATTGACACATTTATAACAAATTTGCCAAACTACGAAGATGTAATTCGCTCTAATATTACTGTTGAGTTATGGGATGGTGTTTCACCAGTTGGAAATGTAGCTGCTGATGAAATAAAGTCAAGACCAGACTTTCCAAAAACAGAAAATGCAAAGGCTTTTTTCATAAAAATAGATGGCATACCTTTATATTTTCAGTATCATACAATATTAGGTTATGAGCCGATAACTGAAGAAAACTATTTGACAGAAGCTGAAAAAATAATAAAGCAATATGTTGAGACGAGAGTAATTGAACAGGCAACAAAACTTTTTCTTGAACAGTTTGGTAATCGCACACAGGCTAATACAGTTAATCAACAGCAGCTTGATATAATGGCAGCTTTAACTGATATTGCAATAAAACTGGGGGTGTTATAAATGACATACTGGGTAAATATTTACTATCAGCTAATCATAAACGGCAGGAAAACTCTTAACGATGTACCAATGAGCATTAGAGCAGACGTTGAAGCTAAGCTTATTGCAGATGGGNACACAATCAACGCAGACGGCACAGTAACCAAGGGGTAGCCACGCTGCCCTTTTCAATAGAGCTGTGAAAGAAGGTGCAGGATGCCAGGGGCAGAAATAGCTCAATACGGAGTAGCAATTTTCGCCATAGCAATGCTTGGCTACGTATTCGTAAAGATTATCGGCGGTACGAAGCCCGTAGATAACAGCAAAGAACTAGCAGCTGTAATAGAAAATAATACTAAAGCATTAAAGGAACTAATGACCGTGCTGCATCAGATAGAAGTACAGATGGCACGACAAGAAACCAAGATAGACGAGCTACTTGCAAGGACGAGAGATGAGAAAGATGACTGAAGAGCGTTTTTCTAAGAAAGTAGTGCGATGGGTGATATTGCTAAATGCCTTGTTTGTGGTGGCGGTATTGTTTTTATATTGGCACACAGGGTCAGAGCCAGCAACGNTAATAGTGAGTTGGTTTGCTTTTACCACTGGTGANTTGTGGGCATTNGCNGGAATAAAGAGAGAAGAGACAAAGAAGGGAGGGAGCGACGATGAAGGTNTGCATTGATCCTGGNCATGGTGGAAGCCAGCCAGGGGCAGTAGGGTATTTCGGGACGAAAGAAAAGGATATNACGCTTCAGGTTGCTTTACAGCTTAGGGATGTACTTAAAAATGCGGGTGTGGATGTGGTAATGACAAGGGAGAGCGATAAAGATGTGAGAACAGCCAAGCAATCAAATGAGCTACAAGCAAGGTGTGATGTAGCGAATAACTCCAAGGCCGATGTTTTCATTTCAATACATTGTAATGCATCAAATGACTCGTCGGCTCATGGGACGGAGACGTGGTACTACCCGAAAGACGCTAAAAGCAAGACTTTAGCACAGTTTATCCAGACGGAGTTGGTGAAACAAATAGGTCTAAAGGACAGAGGAGTTAAACAAGGCAATTATTACGTAACACGTTATACAAAAATGCCAGCCGTGTTGGTGGAGTTGGCGTTTATCAGTAATCCCGAGGAGGAGGTATTATTACGAAATAAGGCGTTCCAAAGGAAGTGTGCTGTAGGGGTAGCTAATGGTGTACTTCGTTTTCTAGGAATGCCTTTAGTAAAGGAGGTGCAAGGCATGAAAGACGTACCGCAGACACATTGGGCGTACAAGTATATAAAAGAGTTGTACGATTTGGGAATTGTGCAGGGAGATGAAAAAGGATATTTCTATCCAGACAAGCCAGCTACAAAAGCGGAAGTTGCTACTATGATAGCCAAGCTATACGAAAAGATAAAAGGAGGGAAGTAGAATGCATGACTTATTTTTACAGTTACTTTACGATATCATCGCTATCCTTGTCCCGATACTTGTCGGCTATGCGATAGCATGGTTGCAAAAAAGGATAGGTACAGAGAAGTTGGAAGCGGTAGTGCGAGAGCTTGCTACCAAGCGAGAATTGGCACGAGTTGCAGTATTGTTTGTCCAGCAAGCGTACAAAGATTTGGGCGGAGCAGAGAAGTATGACAAGGCGGCAGAGTGGTTGTCCGATGCGGCAGGCAAAATAGGTATACAATTGTCCGAAGAAGAGGTAAAGGGACTTATTGAAGCCGCATTGAAGGAGCTGAAGACGGAGCTTGGCGAAGCATGGGATGAGTTAGCGAATTAGCCGCCTATTACTTTAATATAGGCGTTGCCCTCCGAGGTGCTCCCCTCCCTCCTACTCGGAGGGCGTTTTTATTTGTGGTATTGTGCAGGTATTGACATATAGCGAAAAATGGTATAGTATATAAAGAGATAACATGAAAGGAGGGAGTAAGTATGGCAAAGATTGTGTTAGACGTGGCGAAGTTGAGGATGTGGAGGGCTTATCGTGGATTGACAAAGCACAAGATGTCGCAGTTGATGGGGTATGCTGGCGATGGATATTACTACATTGAAAGCGGCAAGGTAGTTCCATCGTTAGCGAGGATTAATCAAATTTGTGAGATTTTAGACATCAGTCCGTTGGACATTCTCGTNGTTGAGGATGAGAAGAAGGAGGGAGAGCATGAAAACATTGAGGAGGTTCGTTGACTTTGTGAATGATGAAGAGACAAGTACCTTGACAGTGCATGTGATGTGTTGTACAAACATTGGAGCGTACGTAAAGNTGTTGGATGATTTAGGGTTTACGTTCATTTACATTGACGGAGACTCATGCGAGGCAGAGCTTGAAGGCGAGTATGCAAAAGTGTTTGAAGTAATGCGGATGCTTGAGCAGGAAGGGTTTACGTGGTAGCCATGGCGTTACGAGTAAGTAGTGCAGGAGCATGTCCGAGAAGGATAGAACTTGAGGCATGGGGTGTAGAAGGGCTTCCATTGTGGGAAGGTTCAGAGCGTGCTTTTGCTGAAGGTAACATGCATGAGCAGTCCATATTGGAGTGGGCATGCGAGAACTTACCAAATGGGCCGTATGTGTTACATAGCCAGCAGAAGGAAGTTTCTATTTTTTACCACGATAAAGAACTACTTGTGGGGCATATTGATGGATTAGCTACCAATAATGAAGGTGTAACAGTATTGCTTGAGGCAAAGGCTTTAGCAAAGAGAGCATTTACAGAGATACGAGAAAAAGGATTGAGAGAAGCACATCCGCAGTATTTCACGCAGGTGCAGTTGTACTTATATGCGTTGGGGCTGGAAAAAGGGTATTTGATAGCACGGAATAAGGATACTCCAAAGACGAGGTTCTGGGATCACCACATTGAAGAAGTCGTTTACGATGCCGAGTTTGTAGAGGCCGAGCTAAAGCGGTTGGAGGAGTTGGCAATTAAGATTGAACAAGGCGTTGAGATTGAGCCACCGTATAATCCCGAGGATAATTGGCAGTGCAGACAGCCATATTGTCCGTATACAGAAAAGTGCTTCCCAGAGTATTATAAAAACTCCAGACAGCCTAAAATAGCAAAAGTGGATATGGAATTATCAGCGTTGGTTGAACAGTACGTTGAGCTTGGCGAAGAGATATCCGAAATGCAAGAGATACGAGAAGGGATAAAGGAGCAAATCATGGAGCGTGTAGGAAGCGACCCTGTGATAGCTGGCGAGTATGTGGTATATACCAAGGAGCGCATAAGTGAGACAATAGATACCAAGAAGGTGCGGGAGGTAGTACCAGCTGAAGTGCTTCAGGGTTTAATGAAGGTTTCAAAGTCGCAGGTATTGTATGTTAAGCCTGTGGCTGAAGAATAAAAGGAGGGATAACGATGGACAGTATTGTAAAGTATAAGTCTGAAAGTGGTGAGGAAGTTTCTTTAAGTGCAGACATTATCAAGCGTTATTTGGTATCAGGCGACCCGAGTAAGGTTGCCGACCAAGAAGTAATGATGTTCTTAAAGCTGTGCCAGTATCAGAAGCTTAATCCGTTCCTTAACGAGGCCTACCTTGTGAAGTTTGGCAATGAGCCAGCCCAGATAATAGTTGGTAAAGATGTGTTCATGAGGCGGTTGTCAAACAGCCCGCTGGTAGAAGGTTACCAAGCAGGTATTATCGTTCGCAAGAAAGGAACAGATGAGGTTCAGTATCGTAATGGGACATTTTATATTCCGGGTGAGGAGCAGTTGCTTGGAGGGTGGAGCAAGATTTGGCGCAAAGGATGGAAAGAGCCAGTAGAGCATTCTGTTAGTTTGCATGAGTATATCAAGCTGAATGCAAATAATCAGCCGCAGGCTGGGTGGAAGAAGGCAGCAACCCAAATCAGAAAAGTAGCACTAGTGCAGAATGCCCGAGAAGTTGTTCCCGATTTGAGACAGCTTTACATCAGTGAAGAGATGCAGGTCGATGAGGAGCAGTTGCAAAATGCACAAGTAGAGTTCACAATCCACGATGCCGAGGAAGAGGTACAAGAAGAGACGCAGGAAGTAGAATATGCAAGCGATAATGAGTTTATGTCAGATCCACCAATAACAGTGAAGCAAGTAAAGAGGTTATACGCCATAGCCCACGGAGATACGAAGCTGATAAATGACATAATTGAAGAGTACGGATACGAGAAGTTGCAGGACATTAGGAGAGGAGATTACGAGGCGATTTGCAATGCTGTACAAAGTGCGGTGTTGGAACAAGAAGAGCAACTATCAGATACCATTGAACAAGTAGAAGAGCAATAACAGTTAGCAAAGTCCCGAGTGGGAGCAAGTGTAGGTTTTACCAAAGCTTGCTCCCATTTTTATTTCATTTTCAAAGTGTCAGTAAAGTGTCTCAAGGGTAAAACAGTGCAAATGTAGGAACTACCAAATCCCACTGTATTTTATACAGTTTGAAAGTGTCGGTTTTTGTTAACACCTATTTAATACAAAACATGTTGACATTATATCCTATGTGGTAATATATATATAGAAAAAGAAAGAAGGAGGGAACGAAGATGAGAACAGAAAGAACAGAAAGAACAGAAAGAACAGAAAGAACAGAAGGAGGGAGAACAATGAGACAGGAAAGACAGGAAGCAAGAGAGTTTGTGCAAGAGAGGTTCAACACCAGCAGTGTAAGGTTACTCGGAAGGTTAATCGCTGAAGCAATCGCCAAGACAGAACTTAAGGTAGCCAGAAAGGTGTACGGTAATGAGTATGAGGAATTAGCTATTCAGGTAATCGAAGAGATGCTGGAAAATGTCAGCGAAGCTGCTTACGAGAAGTTAGCCAAAATAAGCAAGGATTACGATAAGGCAATCGAAAACTTCTTGGTTGAAAAGTACCTTGAAAATGGTAACCCAAGCCAGTATGCAGTAGAGATGTGGGTAAAGGATACAGCCATAACAAGCGCAATGTACGATGCCTATAGGAAAGCAAACGATGAGTTCTGGAATACGTTTAACGTAAAGAGATGGTTATACAATCACGGTAGGGATTACGAGGAAAGGTTAGCCCTTGAGGGCATGCTGTTTGCAGTGTTTGATAGCTTAAACAAAGAATTGTTGAACGCCATAGGTGATATGGAGGATCAGTTAGCGCAAGCCCGCAGAGATGTGGGCTTTTACGTGAAGGAGGAGGCAGGGCAGTAGCCCTGCCTTCCCTTTATGGTAAGGGTGTTGACATCCATGCAAAATATGATAATATGCTATATAGAAGGAACAAACAGGAGGGATGCAAGATGAAGAAGGTCGAAAGGACAGAAAGAGGTATAAAGGTGAGGTTAGCGCATTATACCGATAACGGCGGGGATTGGGTCGCTGAGATAGTGGATTTTCACCCTACATTCAAGTTCAACCGTCAATTCCTAAATGCCGAGAAAGATTGGAGTTCATCAGGTCGGACAGGCTGGAGTTACTTTGAGCTGGTAGAAGGGCGCGTATACGAGGTAAATGAGCCGTACCGTGGCCGTTGGTTTATTCAGGTGGTAAATGGTGAGATAGTGGAGCTTACAAAAGAGGACGTAGAAGAATACCTATACCAGAAAAACGAAAACCCAGAAGAAGAATACAAACCCATAGTAGTTGACACTGCAGATGAAGTGTATGAAGCTGATACCGATGGAACGATGCAGAAGCTTGAGCCAGAGAAGAAGGTCATTGATAAAGCGCATTACAAGGTTGCTTCCAGAGGCACATATATAATTGTAACGCCAATATGGGATGGTGGCTGGAAGATATACCTTTATGTAGGTGGAGCTGCGAGATTTCAGCCGAAGAGTGTCAGAGTAGAAGAGAAGCCAATTATAGCAGGCAAGCATTTATCAGATGTGCTTGCCGATTATCCCGAGTTGAGAGGACAATAAAGTGTCAGTATTAGTTAACACCTATTTAATACCAGAGTGGTTGACATTATATCGCATATGGTAATATAGTATATAGAAGAAGAAAGAAGGAGGGAGTAAAGATGAGGACAGGAAGAGAGAACTTGAAGGAGTTAGTAGCTATCGAGATGGGTAAGGGTATCAGCCGTGGATTTGCGAGGGCTGAAGGGTGGTTAACATCCAATATTGACCACTATGCTGAAGGTTCGTTTGTAGGGTTCATCCTTGGTATGCATTTAATAGACGTGTTAAGCGAGACAGCTTTTAAAGCCCTTGAAGGTGTGCTGGACGATTTGGTAGACGAGCTTGAGATGTTCTGTTTAGAGCGTGAGAAAGAAAANGGCAAGGAATATGTGTACTACCATGANGCNATGAGAATTGCAAGAGATATAGCAGGAGCGGTGAGAGAAGAGTTCATGAGCCAGCGTCAAAAGTTGAACGAGATTGAGGACTTGATATATTACGATTGGACATTCGCTAACATGGGTCTAGAAACAACGGGAAAAGCCATAAGGCACTTTGTATGCCGAGAGTTGGACACAATACTTTACATGAAGGTTTATACCGAGTTCACTGATGCGGTGGATAGGGTAATCAGAAGGCTGGAGGGTGGGCATTAGCCCACCTTCCAGTATGGAGGTGATTGCAATGAGGCAGGAAGTGTACACCATAGAAGTAACAGAGAAGGAGCAGTTGGCTGGGTGGAATCATGCAGACTTGGGTGAGGATGGAGACTTTTTCGCAGAGACAGTATGTATTGACGTAGGCGACATGGACAATGATGATGATATCATAAGCGTTGAGTTGTTCGGCGTGTTTGAAGAAGTAGACGGGGAGCGTAGCGAGGCAAAGATGCTTGTTGACATTGAGATAGGCCAGTTTAAGGCGTGGCAAGTGCGTGCGGGTGAGTTGTCCGTAAGTGATATTGTAAATGCGGCTTGGGAGACATGGGGCTTATACATTTACTAAAAGGTGCTGGGGTAGGTATTGTCCTACCCCTCCATTAAAAGGAGGTGTAAAACAATGGTAAACAAAGAAGCAACAATAAAGGTAGCCCAGCAGGTACATCAGGCGTTAGCAACAGTACAGCAACACGTTATACAGGAAGGGTATAAGCCGAAATACGACGAAGTGTTTCTAAACGTACAACATTTTGCTTATGAGCTGGTCTCCTTCATGTCCGAAAAGGCATTTTTGAAACTCGCCGAGCAAGAACAAGCAATAGCATATGCTATTGAAGACTACGAAAATGGTAAGGGGAACAACATCCAACAAGCAATAGAACCAATACGTAAAAGCATGGAACGTGCGGCAAAAAGGCTATTAGACAATTGCTACAAAATACAAGGGTACAACACAAACAAAACAGAAGCAGAAACACTTGTAACGTTCTACATAGCGGTAGACAAAGAAGTCAGTAAAATACTGGAACAGTTCACTAATAATGTCGCGAGGGACTTAGAAAATGTCTCAAAAACTTAACAGTAAACAAAAGGAGGGATAGAAGATGAAGACAGTAGAAAAGACGGACAAGGGAGTCATAATCCAGTTAGCCCACTACACGTCCAGTGGGCGTGATTGGGTAGCAGAAATTGAAGACACAGACCCACAGTTCGGATTTAAGCGTGCATTCTTAGAACCCGAGAAAGATTGGAGCGCATCCGGAAAAACAGGATGGAGCTATTACGAATTAAGGAATGGTAACGTGTATGAGGTCAATGAACCGTACAAAGGCCGTTGGTTCTTCCAAGTGGTTAATGGGGAATGCCTTGAGATTTCTAAAGAAGACGTACTGGAGTACTTAGAACAAAAGAAGGCAGCAGTAAACAACGTAGAAGAACTCATGCCCGTAACGTTTAGTGAGCAGGATGAGGTATACGAAGAAAATGACAAAGGCGTGCTACAACGTAAGCAACCAACAAAATTTGAGAACGGTAAAGCAGTGTACCTGATTTCTTCTAATAAGACGTATGCCGTCGTTTCACCAAAAGAGAAAGGTATTTGGAGTGTTTGCTTGTACTTGGGAGGGGCGGCACGTTTTGCCCCTAAATGCGTCAATGTAGAAACGAAGCCACAATTAGAGTTCCAACGTGTGAAAGACGTCGTAAACGTTTACGACGCCATAAGCAAATAAAGGAGGGGAACAAAATGGAGAACATTGAGGTTTACACTGTCAAAGTAACAGAAGAAGAGCAGTTAAAATGGTGGAATCATGCGGATTTAGGCGAAGATGGAGACTTCTACGTAGAAATGGCAAAATTTGAGGTAACAGGCATGAATGACGATGACGACATTATCCGAGTTACGTTACTGGGAACGTTTGAAGAGGTAGACGGAGAACGAGAACAAGCCACAATGAACGTACTACTTAGCAATGGGCAGTTTACAGTGAAACAGCTGCGTGAAGGCGTACTAACGGTAGCAGACATTGTTTATGCTGGCTGGGATTACTGGGATTTGCTATGAGGGAGGCATTAAGCATGAACGGATGGGAACTTGACACAATTGACAGCCGTGTACAGTTAGTCGTAAACGTCATGTCTACCATCGGATACGTTCCACGTGCCGTTGTAAAACGTTACCAAGACCAGCTACAATTTTCTAAACATAGCGTCAAAGTAGCTTTCTACAAAAAACTAAAGGCACAATGCCCAAAAGCATTACACTACTTCTTTTTCACGGAGGAGTAAGAATGATAGCAAAAAAGGAAGGGGGCGGGTATCCCCCGCCCCATTGTGGAGGTGACACGTGCGGTGGGAGGGAGCACAAGGGAGGGAGGGATAGGCGAACAGAAGCAGGGGTGGTTTGCTCCCCACAAACATTATACCACGAACATGTCGTATAATATAAACAAGGGAGGGAATGCGATGGATTGTCAACAAGCAGTCAAACAAGTGTTACAAATGCTCGCAGGACAGCAAAACGTGTTAGTGGTTCCCCGTGGATTGGTGGATTTTGTCGGTTCTATAGAAGGCGCAATCCTGCTAAACCAAATGCTGTATTGGAGTTCACGTACTGAAGATGGGGAGTTTTGGAAAACGTACGAACAATGGCGTGAAGAAACGTCGTTGTCACAATATCAGGTACGCAAATACGTGAAGCAGTTCCAAGACATGGGCTTTCTTGAGGTGTCATTCAAAAAGGAAAACGGCACGCCTGTGCTACATTACAAGTTGGATATTGACAAGCTACTACACAAAATAAGCGAGGTGTTAACTTCACAAGTTCGACCCTGTAAAAACTACAAGGTCGACCTTAAAAAAACTACAAGGTTGACCCTTAAAAAACTACAAGGTCCTATATATATACATAGATTACAAACAAAGACTACAAACAAAAATATATGTACGCACAACGCAAATGAACAAAATTCACAAGTTCCACAAAACGTGCCCCTTATTGAAGCACTTAGCTTAACACGTATTCCACAAAAACGAGCTGGTCGGGGTAAGGAGCAACCACCGAAGTTAGACGCAATCCAAAAAGACCGTTTTGAAGAGTTTTGGAAGCTGTATCCCCGTAAACGTAACAAGTACGACGCTATGCGAGCATGGGAGGTGATAGAGCCGGACAGTGAACTGTTTGAACAAATAATGTCCGGCTTGAGAAAAGCAGTGAATTCAAAAGAATGGAAGGAACAAGACGGGAGGTACATCCCTTATCCGGTAACGTGGTTAAGAAAATACCGGTGGTTGGATGAGTACACGGAAAACGAAGAACATTTTGACCGGTGGGAAGTGCTTTTAGCACAACGTAAACAAGGAGGGAAAACATTATGAATGGACAGGTGCACGTGGGCACTGAGGTGTATGGGCGAATAAGTGGAATGGAATGCCTGATTTTAGCAGTAGACGAAAAAAGCAAAAGCAAGTTAGAAGGCAAATACGTGTCTAAGCACGGCCTAATTACGTTGTACTGCGATTTAGCGAGAATAAGGATAAATAGGGTAATTGTGCAATCATGGGTAAGAGACGACGTCGCAGACTGGAGAATTTTGCTATATTGTTCATTTGAAGACAAAGGGGATTTTACCCGTCTACTTCCACACAAGCCTACACTTATTTTGGATTGCTACGACGAAGTTCCGAAAGACAAAGAAAATGAGTACGTTGAAGTTAGGTGGGTAGCATAAGCATGTACAATACAAGTAAGGAGGGAACAAAAATGAAAATGGAAGTTGGAACGGTGGCGTGTGTGGTAGAGGACAGAAGGGTCTTTGTGTCAGTGCAAAGAGGAGCAATTCCCGAGTTAGATGGCAAGTTCATTAGCAGGCATGTGTTGTTGAAGCTTGACGATGAAGAGTTGCCCGTAGTAGTTAGGCGTTGCGAGTTGTGGCCGCAGAATAAGTGCGGAACGATAGTGTGGTCTATGCTAATGGAGTTTGAAAGTGAAGACAAAGACCCTGCATTTTTGGATGGAACTCACCCTGTAATTGTGCTTGATTGTAGAGAAGAGTTCAGCGATGATGAAGATTATATCAGGGTGCAAAGGTAAGGAGGTGGCGGGAATGACAGGGAATAAAGAGAGTTTGAGAATGAAGCTTGAAGATATTGCAGGAGAGCTGGGGAACATGTCAGATTATCCGGCTATAGGGGATTACCAAAAAATGGCACTGCACCTGATTGTAGCATCCATTAGCACAGAACTTGAGAACAGCGACGAGGATATTCCGGATAAGGATGTGGAACAGGCAGTAGCAATATTTTACGAAAACGTGTTTAGTGAATTAGCAAAAATGGCAAACGAAGTAGAAAGGATTAGCCGAAAAAACCTAACATACAAAGAAGCGACGCAAAAATTGTTTAGCATTCATGCGGATTTTGAGAACAAAACGGAACGCAAAATAAAAAGCAGGGTAAAAAGCAAAGCAATAAAACGTGCCTGTTATAGGGCATTAAGGGAAGTTAGCAATTACGTCTATGACGTAATGCAAATATAAAGAAGGAGGGAGCGGGAATGAAACAGGAAGTTAGGACAGTATCAAGCGTAGTGCAGGATGGCAAGGCGTATGTGTATGTGTTGCAGTCGTATATCCCAGTATTAGAAGGCAAGAGCGTTAGCAAGATGGCTGTTGTAAAGTTGGGGGACGTTGAGATCCCTGTAGTAGTAGAGAGGTTTAATGTGTTGCCGCAAATTAAAGGCAATAGGGTAGTTTGGTCAATGGTAGTGGAGTTAAGAAGCCAAGACATGAAACTTAACTTTTTACACGGAGCCAGTCCTATAATCGTGTTTGATTGTAGGGACGAGGTAAGCAAGGAAGAAGAAGAAGAAAACTTTATACAGGTGAGGTGGTTGGCATGAAAATGGTAGATTTGGAAGGGCGTTTACTTGAGGCAAAAAGTGATATGAGCGAGTTCACGGTGTTGTTTGAGAATGACATTAAGTATGTTAGGCGTGAGAGGTTAGTCCCAGATGCTTATACTTGTTACGATAATGAGTGGGTCTTGCTAAAGATTAAGGACGTAACAATTGTTGTGGATTGGAGCAAGGATGAGCCACGGGCTGGGTTAAAGGTAACGTTTACCTCCAAACAAATGCAGAGTATCGTAACAATGCAAAGAACACAAGGGCTTGAGTTGAAGCCAACTATAAGGTTCTTACTTGATGATGTTGGAGTGCACGAAAACGTTGTTGAGGTATTGGCATGAACAAAGAAGATTTGGAACAAAAAATGGAGCTTAGCAAAAAACGTTTTGAACGCATGATGGAACTGCTACAAAACGCACCTGTGGTGGAGTACAAAATACTTGACCCGTCCATGTGCATTTGGGAGTACCGTCAATGTGAAATATGTGGCAAGGAGGAGGTGATTGAAGAACCGGATTTGGGAGCACAAATAAAACGTATGCGGTATGACGTACGTGAATGTTACAAGACCGTTTATGGTAGAAAACTACTAAAGCAAAGCGGTCTACAAGGAGAGGAGGTGATGCACTCTTTTGAAAACGCTGTAGTAGACAATTACAATAGGGAGGTGATAGAAACACTGAGAAAATGGCAGCCGAACGGGGGGAGAGGTATAATCCTCTCCTCCCACCGCACAAAAACGAATCCACTTGGGAACGGAACTGGGAAGTCGTACATGTTACACGCTTTGACGAGAAAGCTATGTTTAGAAGGTTACACGTGTAGGTATGGCAGAACGGTAGACTTCCTTGCCGAACTAAAACGTGCATACGACAGCGACGACGGTAGCGAATATGAGGTTACGCAGGCATATATTGACTGTGACGTGCTGCTATGGGATGACCTCGGTAAAGAAAACATACGTTCCGACTGGGCTCCGGAACGTTTTTACTATGTCATTGACAGGCGGGTAACCTTAAAGAAACCAATGGTAATAAGTACAAACCTAACAGTAGCGGAGATAGAAGAACATTTTGGCAAAGACAATTTTGGCCCAGCGATTGTCAGCAGATTGCTGGGGTCGTGTGATATACTTTACTTGGACGGTTACGATAGAAGGTTAACGCTGGATGCGTAAAGGGGGCCGTTATTTATGTTTGTTGATACGGGTTCAGGTGTGTTTTTGAACACTGATTATATTGGTAGCATGATGCTCATAAGCAATTTCACGGAGGAAGGCAAAGAACAGTGGTTCATTAAAGCATTTGGGTATTTTCAGCTTCCTGATAGGTACTTACAGCCAGATGGCAGCGTTATTATTGGGCCTTTTACCAGCCAAGAGGAAGCATTGAAGTTTATAGGATTTGCTGATTCCGAAATTGTCTTCGAGGCCGAAGATGCTGAGGCACATTGATGAGATTAGAGCGGAAGGTTCGGTAATAGACTTAAGGCTAACCTCAGATGAGGATATAAAAGGCTCATTGTATTTGCTTTCAGATGTACATTTTGATGCTATGGCTTGTGATAGGGATGCGTTGAAGCGTAGTTTAGATAGAGCACTCGAGGAAGATGCTTTAATTATCATCGGCGGCGACTGGTTTGACGCAATGCAGGGTAAGTTTGACCCGAGGCGAAATTTGGACGAGTTGCGTCCCGAGTATCGCTGTGAGAAGTATTTCGATGTAGTGGTGGAGGATAGTGCAGAGTTTTTAAAGCCCTATGCCAGAAACATTATAGCAGTAACCCAAGGTAATCACGAGTTGGCCGTTAGAAAGAATTCAAACACCGATTTGTGCGATAGATTAGTGTTTCATTTACGTTTGGCTGGCAGCCGTGCGGTAACAGGGAAGTGGAAGGGCTGGTTCAGGTTTCGTTTTTCAGTTAAGGGTCATTATTCATCGTTGAAAATGTATTATGCACATTCAGCCGCAGGTGCAAATGCTCCAGTAACCCGAGGCGTGATAGCCACAAACAGACAAGCGGTGTATGAGCCAGATGCTGACATTGTGTGGAATGGCCATACACATACAGCATACATTGTACCGATTGTTCGAGATAGATTGAGCAATAAGGGACGAGTTTACCAAGACATCGGCTGGTATGTGCGGACACCGGGCTATAAACGTGATTGGCAAGAAGACGATTCGTTTATAGCGCAGAAAGGGTATGGGCCACAGCCCGTAGGATGTGCAAAGGTGGATATTTACGCTGGGTATAAGGGTTTCCCAAGGGTGCATACAAGCTTGGAGATTGAGGCATGAATAGTAAGCGTAAAGGCAAGCGAGGAGAACTTGAGCTCGCAAAGAAACTCCAAGAGTATGGCTTTAATACGAGAAGAGGGCAGCAATATTCAGGGTTGGGTGGTGATGACGTTGTCGGGCTGGAAGGCATTCACATTGAGTGTAAAAGAGTTGAGCGATTGAACGTTTACGATGCGATGGAACAAGCTATAAAAGATGCTAAAGCAGATGAGCTACCAGCAGTATTTTGGCGTAAGAACAAGAAGGAGTGGCTTGTTACGATGACTTTGAGCGATTGGATTGAGCTTTATAAGGGATGGCTGTGGAGCGAAAAAAATGTTTAATGGGGTCAATGGCGTCATAAAGGGGTCACAAAGGGGTCATATGCGCCACAAAGGGGCCAAGTGCGAGAAGTTTTAGAGTTTGACATGTTATCTCACAGAAAGGATGAGGTAGATAGAATTATGAGCGATGACAAGTTTGATAGTATGGAAATTATAAATAGAGAAAGGAAACAAGAGATAATGAAGAGACAGAGTGCGCACGATTATGTTTATTGTCCAGAATGTGGCGCGCCAGTAATTCACGAGAGCGGCTGTGTAGTGTGTCCGAGTTGTGGGTGGGGTATGTGTGGCTAAGCGACTAAGAGCTCCATTTACTTGGTATGGAGGAAAACATTTTATGGTTAAAAAACTCTTGCCTTTAATACCGAAACACCACACGTATGTGGAGGTGTTTGGTGGTGCTGCCAGCTTACTTTTAGCTAAAGATCCATCGCCAGTGGAGGTGTATAACGACATTGACAGTGGGCTAGTTAACTTCTTTAGGGTGCTAAGGGATAAAAATAAGTTTCAGAAATTTTACGAGCAGGTCGTGCTAATGCCTTACTCCCGAGAGGAGTACTATGAATGCCGGGAGACCTGGGACAAAGAAGAGGATGACGTGCAGATGGCAGTTAAATGGTTTGTGGTGGCAAGGCAGAGCTTTAGCGGCAATTTCGGCAGATCCTGGGGATATAGTGTAACAAGTTCAGTACGTGGAATGGCGAATAATATAAGCAAGTACTGGGGAGCCATAGACATGTTACCTGAGGTTGCTGAGAGGTTGTTACGGGTTCAGATAGAGCACAACGATTTTAGAAAAATTCTTAAGGCGTACGATACCGAAAACACCTTTTTTTACTTAGATCCGCCATATGTGCTAGATACACGAACCGAAGCTGTGTATCGTTACGAGATGGCTTTAGAAGACCATCAGGAGTTAGTGGATATGCTGCTACACATTACGGGTAAAGCAATGCTATCGGGTTACGACCACGAAGTGTATAAGCCGTTAGAAGAAGCTGGGTGGACTAAATTGGTGTTTGAAGCTATGTGCATGGTTCCAGGAAGGACTAGAGCCACGAAGTACATCTGTAATGACAGCAATAAGCATAAACTTAAGCGTAAAGAGTGTGTTTGGCTAAATTACGTTCCTGCTCCACATAAGCAGATGGAGCTGCTGGGCGTAAAGTACGGGACGGAAAACAATGTTAATCCAGGTAATGGCACCGAGACACAAGGTGAATAGTATTATGAATTACGTCAAAATGCAAACTACGGCAAAAGTGGGTAGGAGCGGTTGTGTAACTTGTCCGTCATGTGGGTGGAGTTTGTGCGGATGAAATGAGCGAGTATGCTGTAACACCAGAAACACTTAAGATTAGGCAAGCATGGCCGTTAGAGTTGAAAGTTGAATGGGCAAAAGCCAAAATTAGGGAATGGGTGCATTATTGGGGCTTAGATGGTGTCTATGTTTCATTCAGTGGTGGTAAAGACAGCACCGTTTTGTTGCATTTGGCACGTGAATTGTATCCAGACATTAAAGCCGTATTTATTGATACTGGACTTGAATATCCAGAAGTAAGAGAATTTGTTAAAACGTGGGACAATGTGGACTGGATAAAGCCAGAAAAGAGCTTTAGACAAGTTATAGAAAAGCATGGGTATCCAGTTGTATCAAAGGAGGTTTCTGGTCGCATCGAGCGCATACGCAGAAAGCCAGATGATGTCGAATATGTTAATCACTGGAAATATGGAATTAAGCCCGATGGAACAAAATCGGCTTTTAGACTTCCTAAAAAGTGGTGGTATTTGATAGATGCAGATTTTAAAATTAGTGATAGATGTTGTTTGGAATTGAAAAAGGGACCAATAAAAAAGTATGAGAAGAAAAACAATGTGGTTCCAATTATTGGATTGAAAGTAACCGATGGAATAAAAAGAAGAATGAACTATTGCAAAGAAGGTTGTAATGCTTTTAATGCAAAACGTCCGATTAGTAAACCATTGTCCATATGGACTGACCAAGACATTTTGAGATATATCAAAGAAAACAATTTACCGATAGCAAAATGCTACGGTGATATAATAGAAGACGAAGATGGAAAATTAAAAACAACTGGCTTAAGTGGGACTGGTTGTATGTTTTGCATGTTTGGAGTGCACATGGAACAGTGTCCAAACAGATTTCAGCAAATGAAAATCAATCACCCTAAGCAATGGGAATATTGCATGAAACCGTTTGAAGAAGGCGGTTTGGGGCTAAAACACGTGTTAGAGGTGTTAAATGTCCCATACGAGTAGTTTTATCAAAGAGGTGAAAAATATTGGCTACTAAGAGGGATAAAATATGGCTAAGACAGCCAAATGAACCTCAAAATGAGTATAATTTGTTTGAAAAATACTTAATGTTAGGCGTTGGACGTTCCTTAGAACAGCTTGCAAAGATGCAGGGAAGAACAAAAGTGCCTGCATCTTATGTTACTTTCTATCAAAACTATAATTGGGAGGAGCGAGCCAACGCATATGACGAATACATATTGGAGGAAAGAGGCAAAAAGAGAGCATTTACATCAGATAAACTACATGAAGAGCTCACTGGAGTTGCCCAAAAGTTCCTTGATAAGGTTAATCAACGCTTGGCTACTCTCGATGCAGAGTCATTATCGCCAAAAGATGTTAAAGAATGGGTCGATGCGATTGTAAAAGTGCAAAAATTGAGTGCTGACATGGGCTTAAATTACAGTAAAAACGGCAAAAAGACGTCTTTCAACACTCCTTTGGTTGAAGTTGTGATAAAACAAGACGAAAAAGAGGAAAAAGAGCTTCCAAAACCGCAAATTATCAATGTAGAAGACGAAAAAGAAGCGATTGGTGGTGAAGAATAGTGCCAAAAGCCAAAATACAGTTCATTCCACATGCTGGACAGCTTAAAGCTTGGAATTCCGAGAAGCGAATTGTCGCTGTAATAGCTGGTTCAGGCGGTGGGAAGTCCCTATTGGGCTCATTTTGGCTGTTAAGAGAGATACAGAAAGACCCAAGAGCCACTTTTATGGCTGTAGCACCGACATATTCAATGCTAATTCGTAATTTGATGCCTTATATTCAGAATTTGCTTGAACCTTACGGTGCTTATTATAGAACTAACGAAAAAGTGTGGTATTTGCCAGAAGGCGGACGTGTAATAATGGGTTCTGCTGATAATCCACTGTCTTTAGAAGGCGCACACGTTAAAGCTGTATGGCTTGATGAAGCTGGACAGATGGACGCTTTAGTTTGGGACGTTGTTAGAAGAAGAACTGCTTTTCATAGAGGTAGGATTTTGATTACAACTACTCCATACTTTTGGAACTGGATTAAAACTGATGTATACGATAAATGGGCTTCAGGNGAAGATGATGAAATAGACGTAATTACATTTGATTCAAAGACAAATCCTTATTTCCCAGTAGAAGAGTTTGAACGTTTACGAGCCACAATGCCAGATTGGAAGTTTAAGATGTTTTACGAGGCGCAATGGGCAAGACCGTCAGGCTTGGTTTATGCTGATTTCAGGGAGGACGTGAATTTATGTCAGCCGTTTGATGTGCTACCAAGCTGGCGTAGATACATAGGTGTAGACTTCGGATTTAATAACCCAAGTGCGGCTGTTTGGATTGCAGTAGACCCAGAAACTGAAATATGGTATGTATATCGTGAATATAAGAAAAAAGGCAAAACAGCGCAGGAATTAGCTAACGAAATATCTAATCTTTCCAGCGATGAGTTTATATATAAGATTTACGGAGACCCATCTTCTCCACAATCTTTGAAAGAATTGAGAAAATACTTCCAAGGAGCTGTAGTGCCAGCCGAAAATAAGGTTTTAGATGGCATAGGCTCTGTTATTGTTAAAATGCGAAGCGGTAATTTGAAAATATTCAGTAATCTAACGGAAATACAAGATGAATTAAAATCTTATAGATGGAAAATGTCAGATGAAATGATTTTCGATGAGCCGATAAAAGAGAATGACCACTTATTAGACGCTATGCGATACGTTATTTACAGCACAAGCAAATCACAAGGCGTAAGAAAAGTTCCAGTCCCAAAACCTGTGGGGTGGTGAAATGATAACAAGTTTAGACAGCATAAGACAAGGACAATCCTTCCCTCCATTCTCGGAAATGCCGAGATTAGATAGATACCGTGTAAATAAGCAACTATTTGACAATAAGCCACAAGCAGTTTGGGTAGATTTGGTTAGAAGGCTAGAGGGAGACCAAGGCGCAAGCTTATTGCTTGCCTTGAATTATCCACAAAGGATTTCTAAACTATGGGCTGACATGTTATTCGGTGAAACGCCGAGAATTACGGTATATCCAGAAACTCCCGAAAATAATACCGATATTGCTCAAATGTTGTTGGCATCAGACTTTTGGAATGTGTCTTATCAAGTTGCGTTAGACGTATCACGCTATGGAACTGGAATATATAAGTTGTGGCTTGATGGAACTCCTAAATTCCAAGCTATACCACCACACATGTGGTTCCCAGTAGTTAATCCAAACGATATAAATAGTGTCTACGCTCATATTATCGCTTGGATATCAAAAGGTGGAGAATTGTATGGCTACGGCTCAGATGAAGTTTTGCTAATGGAAATACACACTGCAGGTAAAATAGAATACAGAGCACACAAGATGCAAGGTGGATTTATCGGAGAAGACATCACAGAGCTTGTATTTGATAAAAGAGAAGAAGAAACTGGCGTTGATATCCCACTTATATTTCCAGTGCATAATATAAATGCTTCAGACACTCCTATTGGACAAGATGATTATGAAGCCATAGAACCGATACTGTATGAGTTAGACCAAAGATTATCGCAGATATCAAGAATATTAAATAAGCATTCAGACCCGCACATGGCTGGACCTGAAACAGCACTTGAACAAGACGAAATGGGACGTTATGTATTCAGAGGTGGAGCGAAATACTTCCCACTTGAGCCTGGAGACCCGATACCACAATATATTACTTGGGACGGTCAACTGAGAGCGGCATTTGATGAAATACAGTTTTTGGTAGAGCAGTTGTTTGTCATATCTGAAGTGTCTCCAGTATTGTTTGGCATAACTCAAGGTTCATTGAGAACTGGTGCTGGGCTAAGGAAAGAGCTTATAGCTCCGATATCTAAGTCAAACAGATTGAGAATGCGCTTTGACCCAGTGATTAGAAATATGCTGTTAACTGCGGGCACTTTATGGAAAAAGGATTGGAAAGAGATTAATATTAGCTGGCAGGAAGGATTGCCAGTTAATGACCTTGAGCAGGCTCAGATTTACACGATGCTGTATAACGCTGGATTAGTGTCTCAAGAAACTGCGGTAAAGAAATTGTTTGCATTGGACAGCCAGACATTGAATGAAGAGCTTAGCAGAATTAATGAAAACGCAACAATTAAGAATGAGAAAACTAAGACGCTTATTGATAACAAATATGGAGTAGCAGCTGAAAGTTCATTGAATGCAATTCAAGGAGACGGAACGTTAAACAAGGAACTGTAAATGCCAAGGCGAAATCGTAGAAAGCATGAAAATTACGATTTAGAATTTAATAAATTAAAAAGAAAGGAGAAATATCACAAAAAGAGGTGTAAGAAGCATGGCAGAAAGAGTAAGTCATAAACCGTGGGGAAGTTTTTCAGAAAGTGATTATACGTTAGAACAATTAGCCAGAGCATCGTTGATTCACATGAAAGAACCGCCAGAAACAAAAGCTGATTGCAAATTACCAATTAGAGAGCCGAATGGCACGTTGAATGCGAACGCTATTGTAGCGGCGGCTATTAGAATACATCAAACAGACGCACCAATGGAAAAGAAAAGAAAGGCGGCAAGAAAGTTGGTTTCTCTTTATAGAAACGTTCTAAAAAGGGAACCACCAGAGAGCCTGTTACGTTTAGCGGGCATGTGATATAATTATAACAGGTAACAAAATACACGCTGACAACGAGCGGTTAATCCGTTGGAAGGAGGTAATAAATTCATGGACGAGAAGAAAGAAATACTAAATCAAGGTGATGAAAATGTTCAGGAACAGATGCAAGAGCAAGGGCAGGAAAAAGGGCAGGTAGAGAGAACCTTCACCCAAGAAGAGCTTGAAAAAATAATTGCAGATAGACTTGAACGTGAAAGACGGAAATATAAAGATTACGATGAATTAAAAAAGATAGCAGAAGAGTATAAGCAAATCAAAGAAGCTCAGATGACAGAACAAGAAAAACTTGAGATGCGGTTAGCGGAACTTGAACGTGCTGTGTTAGAGAAAGAGCTTGAGGCGCAGGAAGCCACGATTGAGAAAACGAAGATGAAAGTAGCAATGGAATTAGGCTTACCTGCGGACTCTCTGGATTTCATCTCTGGTTCTACAGAGGAAGAAATCAGAGAGGCGGCTACCAAGTTTAAGAATTTAATTGGTAGCAATGCGGTAAAAGTAGGGCAACCCTCAGCTCCAGCATCTGCGCAGACAGGGTCAAAGATATGGACACGTAGCGAAATAGAAAACATGACACGTGAGGAAATGATACAATACCGAGATGAAATTCAGCAAGCCATGAAAGAAGGAAGAATTATTGATAAGTAGTGAGGTGAAATATTAGTATGGCAAAATATCAAACAGATGACAACTATAAGTTAACATTTGGAACTCCAGCGTCAACTATAATTCCAACATTTTGGAGTTCTGTGCTGCTGGAGGATTTACGTAAGGAGCTTGTGTTTGGATCGCTAACAAACGCCCGATACATCGGACAGGTAAGGTATGGGCAAACGTTGAAGGTATTTAGCGTATCAGACACAAAGATAACCGACTACTCTCCAGATACTGGATTTCCTTCTGGTTGGGAACCAGATAGAGCCAGAACCAAAGAAGAGATGACCCTCACCATTGACCAAGCCAAAGCCTTCCAATTCTTCATTGAAGATTTAGAAGACAGAGCCGTATTAGTGGACTTGATGTCAAGCATTATGCGCGAAACAACGTATTCTCTAAGGGACGTAGTTGACCAGTACATTGCTAGTAAGTTTGAAGAAGGAGCAACTCCAGTGTTTACTGGCGCTGGTGGTGTAGAAGTTGTGAAAACACTGAATTCAAATTATACACTGTATGATTTGCTAGTTGATATAGATACGTTGATGAACAAAAACAATGTGCCACAGAGTGGTAGATGGGTAGTAGTTTCACCTGAAGTACGGGCTCTATTACTTAAGGATAGCAGGTTTATTGCTAACGCTTCGTCTCCACAGGCGTATATGAACTTAGTTAATGGCGAAGTTGGACAAGCTGCTGGCTTTACGATAAAAATGAGCAACAATATACCAGACACTCCAGACGCTAGCGCTAATTTCAGGTTCTATGCTGGCACTAATGACGCATTGGCATTTAAATATGATGTAGAGAAGATTGAAACATATAGACCAGAGAATAGATTTGCTGATGCTGTAAAAGGGCTGTTTGTATTCGGGGCTAAACTAATCAGACCAGTCTGCGCCTACAAAGTAAAAGTAACTTTACCATCTGGAACTTAGTAGAAATAACAAAAAGATGCTGGGGAAGGGAAACCCCTTCCCCAGCAGTTTAGGAGGTATACATGGCGGTTTTGTATGATAAAAAGAACAAGCACTACGTTTACGTTGAAGATGAAGAAGCCAAGAAACTGCTTCGTGCTTATGATTGGTTGGAGGTGATGAGATGGGACTTGAAGTCGGACAAGACAGCTACGTTACAGTCGAATACGCAGACGAATACTTCAGAGCAAGAGACTTCGACGGAACAGACATCTGGAAAGACCTCACGAAAGAACAAAAGGAAATAATTCTTAAACAAGCGGCGGCTCTTATTGATACTTTGGTATTTAAAGGTGCTAAGAAAGACCCATCTCAGCCAATGTGTTTCCCCAGAGTTCTTATTGTAAAGCACGGAGTAGAATTTGCAAAAGAGCTTTATGATGTGAGTTCAGCTTCTGAAGTTGTGGCACGAATGTATCCGCAAGAGCCATTCTATTATAAGGTTGGAGACAATGAATACATTGATATTGGCACTCCAGAAATAGTTAAATTGGCTCAATGCGAACAAGCTAAATATTTGATGGAAATAGCCAATGACCCAAGGATAAAAGCGATAATGTCTGGAGTAACTTCTGTAACCGTTGGCTCTGTAAGAGAAACGTATGATACTGACAAAGCAACGGCTAAAACAGCGGTTATATCTCCCATGGCAAAGTCTTTGCTGAAGCCTCTGTTGGCTGGAGCAGTAGGACAGATATGAGCATTGTAGACAAATACTTAACGCAGACAGCTTACGTGTTAGAGCAGTTAGGAACTAACAGATACGGTGAATATGAAACTGTTAGTAAACCGATTAAGTGCAGGTTAGAGATGTCACAAAGATACTTGGGAGAGATAACCAGAGCTTTAATGATAACCGAATACCAAGCTAAAGCGTTAATGTTTTGTAAAGAACCAGTAACTCTCGGGCAAAAAGTAATGTATAAAGGTAATGAATACACAGCGATACAGGTTAACGAAATAATCAATATTGACGGCTCTCTATCTCATTATGAGGTAATATTAGGGTGAGAAAAGTAAAGATAAAAATATCTAAGACTGACCCGTGGATTTCTAAAGCTGAAGAATACCAAGAAATACTTGAAGATGCTTTCATTAAAGACGGCGTAATCATTAACCTTAGAAAGAAAAGCGTAGATGCATTCTACTATGCTAAAGAAGTGCTTGCACCAGAAGATACTGGCAATTTAAGAAGCACGATGCAGTTGAGTGAAAGCTCATCTTCAGATAAGATTACTTTTACATTCTCGGTATCTGCGTTTGACTTTGACGAAGGAGTGGCTTACGGCAGATTACACGAATTAGTGCATGATGGCGTTTATAGATATCACAAAGAAGGAACGATGAACCAATACATGCTTAGAGCAATCAATAAGAAATTTGGCACCAACTTTAAGCACTACACTTCAGCTTTCTAAGAGAGGGAATGAGATATGTTAGCGGCAGAAACAGTGTATGACCTTGTAGCAGAAGCAATAAACGGAAGGTGTGAGCTGTTTGTCGGCACACCACCTTTTAATTTAGATGACTTGGTAGCACTTTACGATACTGGTATTGGAGATGGAGCTGAAGTTAACGGTTCAACGATGGAAAAAGCAATCATCATGGTAGTTGTCCGTTCTAAAAGATATGCTGATGGCTCTGCCATAATTGAAGATATTTATAAGCATCTCAACGATGTAAACAAAGATGGGTATGAATACAAAGATGGTGCATATATTATAATGATAAGAGCATCAAGACCTCCATCTTATGAAGGTTTAGATGCGAGGCAAAGGCACATATTTACGCAACAATTTAATGTAATGCGAGAGGTGAAATAAAGAATGGCTATAAGCGGCGCATACGGAAAAATATTCGTTACAAAAGAAGGCGGTTCAAAAGTTAAAATCGCAGAGATGTCAAGGTGGACTTTGAACTTGGACGTTAACGATGTAGACGTAACTAACTTTGATACTGAAGGTTGGGTAGAAAGATTGACTACATTTAAAGATTGGACTGCTTCTTGTGAGGGCAATTTAGTAATTGGAGACCAAGGACAAATGAATTTGATACATGCTTACATAAACGGAGAACCAGTGACAATAGAGATGACTATTGGCAAACCCGACCAAGAACAGCTTGTAATATCTGGCAAAGCTTATATGAGTTTAACATTAGAAGCTTCTACAGATAGTCAAGCAACGTTCTCTGCTGACTTCAACGGCATGGGTGCTTTGACAATTTCTCCATAATAGCATGATTACAGGTCTAATCGGTAGTGTTTGGTGTCTAAGCAAAATAGAAGATTTGACAAAACCGATAGACCGTGTTAAGGAGAGCCTGCCATTTTGTGGTGGGCTCTCCAATTGGCATTTTGAAATGATAATGAGTGAAGCTTTGGTTGATGGCTCTAAAAGTGTTACACCAGTTGGTTGGTTGTTAACATCAGATGGGTTTTGGGCAATGCAAAGATGGATTGATAATCCGTATGGTTACGCTTTTGTGGAATTAAACTTAAACTTAGAAGATGTGCAAACTGCGATATGCGGTTACGTTTTACTTCCACCTATTGATGTTGAAGAAGGAGTATTGACGTATCAAAGGTTACAATTCCAAACGCTTGGAATACCATTTTTCATAAAAAAGTAATGGAGGTGCAATGAATGAGTGACAGTAAAATAAGGATTGAAAATGGAGTTAGGGTGGCAGATGTCTTTGTAGGCGACAAGTCTTACGTTGTTAAAGCTAAAAAAGTTAAAGAGCTAAGAGAGATTATGCAGAAGATAACCAAGGATAAAAACTTGCAGACTGAAGGAGATGCCGTAGAAAACATTGACAAACTGGTTAAGATGTGCAAGCTAATGTTCCCAGAGATTAACCCAGACGATATAGACAATGCATACATGTCACAGCTTGTGGAATTAACTAATCTGTGGCAAGAGCTAAATTTTTCAGAGCTGGAAATGGAGGGGAGCTCTACATAGTTAATCCAATAGCCATGTCACTATCCTTGGGACTTGCTATTGAAACTGATAACAAGGGAGACATGCTAAAAGTGTTCTTCCCTTCAACGTTCTTGATTGACATTTTGCAGTATCTAAACATAACTCCATTCCAGCTTGAAGAGATGTATATGAACGATTTACTGTTTTGGGCTAAGCTCGTTGCTGAGAAGAAGAGAGAAGATATGCTAGAAGAATACCAGAATAAATGGGGAGTGCTTATATCTTCAGTGATAAATACTGGATACAATATTGTCAGGGCTTGGGGAGCGAAAATACACACAAGCATATCTCCAGATGATATTTATCCGTTCATAAAAGACTTAAGGTTTAGCGAAGATGAGAGAAAGAAGCTTGAGCAAAGGACAGTGGAATCAGCCGTGGAGCTCGGCATACCTGCTCCGAAGGTGAAGTAAATGGCAGATGTAATGGGCAAAGGTAGTGGCGAACAGTTTAACATTGAAGTAACTGTTAATGTAACGCAGGCAAAAACAGCTTTAGCTGGCATCAGTAAAAGCCTTGACAGTATTACTAAGAAGGTTGGCACATTAACAAGCAAAATAATTGATTTGCAGTCACGTATTACTGCTTTATATTCTCAGCCAATAAATACGCAGTTAATGTTAAATGTCAGCTTCGTCTCTGCCAATGTTGATGAAGCGTCTTTAGATGCCGCAGTCCAAAACATCGTATCACGAATTAAAGCAAGGTTGCAGTTAGCTGGAGAACAAAACCAGTTCGCTTTGCCAGTAACTCTTACTTCTAAGGGTGGCAAAGGTGCTACGAGTGTAGACGCCATCGTTGCAATGACGACTGCAATGCAACAGGCTGTAACAGAGCTAACCAAAAACATACAGAATACATCGGAAAGCATAAACAAGTTAGATGAAGGCTTATCTAAAGTAACAAAGAAAGCTACGCAGCTTAAGAGAGTATCTGGCGGTAGAGGACAAGGCGGTTTATTAGATAAGGTATTCTTGTCAAGACGCGTAACGTATTCCACTGTTTATGAAACCATATTCGGACAGCTTGGTTACTTGGTTTGGGCTGTAAGAAACGTATCACTAACTGCATCTAATATTGGTAGAACAATAAAGTCGATGGTTATTGACACGGTTGGTGTTCAGCAAAACTTCATGCTAACACTAACAGCCATTACTGGTTCTTTAGAAAAAGCAAACGAGCTTAAGAATACCATTTGGGAGATATCCAGAACTGTTGGCGTAGACATGGCATCTCTAATGCATACGGCTCAGCAGGCGGCTGTTTACAATATTCCTTATCAAAGGATACAAGATATGCTACAAACCATACCTGTATTTGCACAAATGGTTGGCACTGTTAGTGGTGGTGGAGCTGCTGGAGCTTCGGCTATAACAAGCAGAGCAATTATGGCTATAGGTCAGATGTATAAAAAAGGTAAGGTAGTAGCAGAAGAAAGAAGGCAGCTTGCCAACATTGGCATTAATATCGTAGAACTCATAGCACAGGGAATGAATAAGCCACCAGCAGAAGTAGAAGACATGATGAGAAAAGGGCTTCTAACAAACGTAGATGAAGTCGTAGGAATGATTATGAAAGAGCTTAGCAAGAAAACAGATGCCATCGTTAAATACATAGGAACTACCACTACTGGTGCACTTAATATAGCCATTTCTTCGTTAAACCAGATATGGACAACAGTTGCTGGAACAATAGCTAAAGTGCTAATGCCAGTGCTGTTAACCGTTTCTTCGGTTCTTCAAAGAATAGCAGCTCAAGTTACTGAAACTGGTAATCTATTTTTAGCGATAAAAAATAACGTAAGCAGCTGGCTGTATAACATGATAGTAACTACATACGCTTGGCTTGTTAATATATATAATATTATCGCCAACATATTCAAAGTGGTTATAAATATACTATTTGGGACAAGTAACATATTAAGACCGATACTAATGACTCTTATGGCTGGAACTCTGATATTTTGGATTACATCTTCAGTCCTAAGACTGATGAAACCTATGATTGGGTTCTTAATGACCATTTGGAAGCTGTCATTCTATATCAAAGAAAACTATAAGAAGTGGATTGGTTGGATTAGTGGTGCAGCCAAGGGATTAGTTGGAGTAATAACTGGAGCTACAAGTTTAAGTGCTGTATTATCTGGAATAATGGCTAAAGCCACTATTGCTGCCAATATGCTAACGCTTGGTATAGCTACTGGCATATTTGCTCTTTCACTTTATTTGGTTAACGTTGTAGATAGAACCTTAAATCGCAAGATTAACCAATCGCTTGATAAACTGGAACAACAAACAAAGGAAGCATCTGACACTATGAAAAACGCTTTTATACAGCCTACACAAGCTACAGCCAAGATGAAGGACAACATGTCCAGCGTTGCAGATAGCACAAAAGAAATTAAGGATAACCTACAAAGCTTTGACGTAATACATGCTATAGAACAACAAGCAGAGATGGTGGCGAACATCCCAGAAGTTCCAGAAACAATTATTGATATTGAGATGCAAGACTACTCTAAATTCTTAGACAATTTGGTAAAAGAAGCCACCAATATTGATACAAGTATTACATCGGCTGTTATTCCTAAGCTTGAAGATATGTCTATAAACTTTAGAGATATTTGGGAAACAGTTAAAGGAGACCTGAAAAATGTGTTTAAGTTTTTAATAGATGGGTTCACCAATCTTTGGAATGATATCAAACTTATGCTTGGCATAGGACAAGACATAGGACCTACAAGATTTATGACTCCGTATGAAGCATCTGCTGGATGGACACAGCAGTTAACAAAAAGTAGTATACCTCCACTTGTTCAAGTAGAGCCAAAGTTCACGCCAGCACCATCGTGGTATAAGCCAGGTGTAACAGAGCCTAAAATAGTGCTCGAGATAAAAGAAAGCAAGAATGAATACCCAGAGTTCATAACGAGAGAAATACTTATAAATGGTAATAGGGTTCAAATTCCCTAATAAGGTGATACAGAATGCCAGAAAATAGAGTTATGTTAGAAATAGATGGGGCAAAGATGCCCACTCCAACGGAGATTAAATACGGCGAATATGTGTTGTCAAAAGCCGAGAGAAATCTACTAGGGAACATGGCATTCGCTTACATAAACAAGAAGATAAGGATTGATGTAAGATATGCGGCTTTAAGAGAAGATGAATTAAAGAACCTAAAATTACACTTATACTACACAAACGCTGGTGGTAAATGCATACATCAGGTAACCGTTATATTCCCTTCTATGGCTGGACCAAATGACAAAAGCGTTGTAACATCGTTTAGAGCTTATGTCGGAGACTTAGAATACTCTACGCTAATACTTAAGCCAGACGGTATGTGGTATAAAGACGTTACATTCCAGTTGGTGCAATTATGATAGCGATAACAGACTTTTACGGTAGACTTTATGGCTCTGGCATATCTGAGACATTAGATGCTGATGACATCTTAGAAGCACAGTTCATGCAGAACATGTTTTGGGAAGGTAGAACTGTTGTTAAAGGCACTGGATATATCAAAATACTGGACTACGAAGAGAAATACAACATAGTTAATCCAAAGTCCAGCTTTGCCACATTAAAAAGCTACGAAGATGTTAAGCTTAATGGCTATTTCATACTAAAAGACGAAAACGACAACACAAAGAGAATTGATTTTGATAGATGGTTTCTTAAAGAAATAGAGTTCTCTAAAGTTAATAAGGTGGCTACGCTACATTTTGAAGATGTTCTTGGTAAGTTTGATAGAATGACTTATGAGGGTTATGGATTAGTGAAGCCAGTCACAGTAAGTGGCTATTATTGGAGAATATTAAATGGTAATCCATATAAGGCATTTCCACAAATGGTTAGTAAACCATTCCTGTTTGAGGGCACGGAAGAAAATGCAGGCGACTTGTGGTGTGCATTAAAGCAAGGAACGTATTTTAGCATTCTATCAAGCTTGTCGCAGTCTGTTGGAGCTGTGCTGTGGGCTAATCTTAAAGGAGAAATAATGGCTGATTGGGTAACATTAGAAAATTTGTATATGTCAGGAGATTACATATTCCCTAATCAGCAGGTTGATGTTAACAGTGTGACAGATGTTAGAGCAGTTGTAATAGGTGGTTTGGGTATTCCTTCTTTGGCTGTAAAGTACGACTTTGACAACGGAGAAAAAGTAACCATCAGACTCAAAGGCAGAACTCCAAGATTTACACAGCAACAGTTATATAAGACAATGGAAGTAATGGTACCAGTAGATAACAAGCTGTTTATCAAAGAATACAGACCTGATAAATACAATCCTACTGGTTATATGTTTTTAGATGTAGATGAAACTGGAGTAGCATCGTGTTATTATGGTGGAGGTGCTGTGTTTTACTACATTATTCCAACACAGGTAGACAGCTTAATGATGTATAGTGGAACTGTAGAAGGAATAATTCCAATTACTGAAGAAGTGCCATTGAACCAGTATATAGATGAAGTTAGCACTGTAGACCCTACTTTGACTTTAGACTTTCCGATTTTGCAGAACAAAGATTTAATTGAGACAACGTATTTAAGATACAAGAACAGTCCATTCAGAAAGAAACATATTGAGATATCTGTAATACCAAGCAGATTAGATGAAATAGCTCCTTATCCCTGCAAGTTTAAGGTAATGAACGAAGATAACTCTGTGGCGTATGATACAATATTACATGGTATTAGACATAAATTCAAAGAGGGTGGCTATTCTTATGATGCATTTTGCGTGTTGGTGTAATAATCATGAGATATGATGAGAGACCACAGGCAGAAGTAAAAGTTTTAGGAACTAACACAAACATTTCTAAAACATATGGAGACAGGATTTGTAAAATAGTTAGAGAACAACCAGATGGAGAAGGCAAATATAAGATTGTTAAGTTTTATGATGCAGACAACAATCTCATTATGGTTAGCGAATTGCAAGAATTGAATGGAGTATACAAATATAGAACTGAAAAATATTACAATAGTAACGGAGTTCTGCAGAGAACTATAACCTATTACTTGCAATACGATTCAGACGGTAACCTTGTAAGCGAGGAGGTTCTGTAAGCGTGTTTCCAGAATTGTGGCATGGATTATATCAAAGCTCTTTTGAAGACGTTAGAATAAGCATGGGCTTATTGACTTGTGTTGAGTGGTGGCATGGATTCTTTGGAGAAGCGTTTAAGAAATACTATTTGTTTGAGTATGTGAACGTGCCTTATATCTTATCTCTTCAGCCAGTATCAGATAGTTGTTTCGTGGAGAAGATATCATGAACGAAAGCATAAAAATAAATGACATAATCATACCTGTAGAAGGCAAGGTGAGAATTGAGCTATTAGACGATTACGACAAGCCAATTAAAGTCGTTGAACAAAAAAACACAATAGCTGACAAAGTTTATAGAGACATAAAATGGACTTTAAGGAATTATTTTAACAATGGTTGTCCCAATAATAGCGACGAAAAACCTCCTTGGACTTGGTCTCCGTTTAGGGTTATTACCTTACTTTCTGATTGGTTCATATATCACCCGATGGAGGCGAACTTTGAAATCATAGATTTTAAAGATAGCTCGGAATTTTCTGCAGGGACTAATGTTAACTCGGAAAGAGCGAGGAGAGTTTTTACGTTTGATAAAAATGAAGCTAATGGAACTATAAAAAGCGTAACACTTGGTCAATTAACTCCACGAACAGGTCTTTTCTGGTCACATTTGGGATTTGGTTCTGCTTGTTTGCCATATGGAATAACATATTGGAAAGAAACAAATGAAAGTGGTAAGATATGCAAAAATTTTATTTTAACAGAACCGTATGTGGCTGGCAGAACAAGTCTGACGTATTTTAAATATTCTGGAGCGCTTGTTCCAGAATATTTAAAACGCGTCAGCACAATGTTTGGACCAACATACTACGGAGTAGCTTTCGATGGTTCTCGGGCTTGGCTGGTTGGAACTGGAGGAAGAATAAAAGTTGGCAATCCTGATGACCTTACTGGTTGGTGGGATTACGGACTTCCAATTGCCCCAAACGGAATACAATTGGGAACTAACGCAAGAGGATTGGCATATGATGGTAGCAACTTGTGGTTATTAGAGACAAACGATACAACTTCATGGTTTTTTAAATTAGACACAAGTAATGTTGTAGACATACGAATAATAGATTATTTCGAGACACCAAGACCAAATCTTCATGGTTTAGAATATTACGATGGGCATTTATTCACGTTAGACGATAGCATTTTTCACAGTCAGGGGTGCTCTGCAATGCTGAAAATAAATATAAACTCTCACAACATTGTAAGAACCATTAGGCTAAACGACTGTGCAAACGATATTGCTTGGGACGGTTCTAATTTGTTATCAACAAGATATAATTATTATTCTGATGGCACACAATATGGTTCGATAGGTTTAGAACAAACATTTTATTATGAATTTATTGATACTTATTTAAATTTAGAAGAACCGATTATTAAAACAAATAAGTATAAGATGAGGATTATATATGACCATATATTCCAAGATTAACGAAAACAACATTATTGGGAATGTAACAATAGAAAAAATTAATGACACTGAAAACATTAAGATAAGCGGAAACAACCATTTAACTTTTTATTGTAGACAGTTGTTAAAGAACAAGGTTAAAATTTGGTTCGGAAGGAATATACCGAAAGTTAGATTTCCACAATTTCCGACTCTATTTTCTTTGGCACTGTTGAATAAACCGTATGTTGATGGGAACGAAGTAAAGGAAAACGATATAATATCAATAAAAGTCGCTCCGCAGGCTACAAATAGTAGCAATGCGTCCTCCAGCAAAGTTCATTGGGTCTTTGATTTCGAAGAGGCAGATGGGCAGGGAAATATAGAAAGTGTAGTGTGGAGACATGTTTTTGGAAATATTTTGTTTGAGCATACATTTTATAATGAATACAATTACTCAATTTATATAGGTGGCATGTGTTTTGCCAACGGTAAGGTTTATGTTGCCGCCAGGGGGCACATATATTCAATTGATGTTAATTCGCATGAAATTAATGATGTGGCTTATATTGAAAAAGATGGCTATGAAAAATATATAGATTACTTAATTTTCCGAGATGGTTATCTTATAGGGTGTTTTTCTGACCAAGACGATATTGGCTACTATGCCGATATATTTTTTGTGAATATTAACACATTGCAAATAGACAAAGAATTAATTATTAGGCGAAGTAGCCCAATAAGATATCGGACTATAGAATATGATGGTCAAAGATTAATTGGCTCTAACAATGGTTTTATACACTTAATAAATCCTGATACTGGCGAAATAATACAAGAATTTAGCATAGACCACTGGATAGATTCAATTGTTTATTTAAACGGCAAATACTGGGTTTACTACTATGCTAAATTTTTGTGCACATTAGATATAAATACTGGTCAACTAACGCAAATATTTAGACCTGGCTTTGTGTATGCTGAAATGAGCGCATATGGTAATAATTTAATTATTCCTAATGATAATGGTTATATTATTGTTTTTGATACAATATCTGAGAGAATTGTAGAAATGGTGCCCACGCCGTCGCATTATCCTACAAAAGCCATTTTTGATGGAACGCATTATTGGATTTTCTGCGATGATTTTGAGTCTATAGTAGAATACGGCAAACCAATATATGGAGTAACTTCTTACTACAACCTACCAACTCCGATTGTCAAAACGTCAAATGATATAATTAGAGTAACATATGATTTTCTGTTTACGTGAGGTGATGATATGGACTTTTACATAAAACAAGGAGATACATTGCCGATATTCGCAGTTCAGCTGTTAGATGATAATGGCAATCCAATTGATTTGTCAGGTAGCACAGTTCAGTTATGGGTAGAAGGCCTGGGAGTTAATCCCAAGGTTATGACAATATACGATGATGCAGTGGTCATGTATAAATTCTCTTCAGAAGAAACAAAAAACTTTGGCACTTATTTAGCAGAGATTAAAGTTTTATTCAGCAATGGAGACATTATAACTCTACCAACAATTGGAAACATAAAAATACACGTGTATTACACGGTAAGTGAGGTGATATAAAGAATGGCATCACAGAATGTTTTCACAGATTATGCGGAGAAAAAGGCTCTTGATGCGGTATTCAATGATCCTGCGAGAACATACGAAATGGCTTTGTATACAGTAACTCCTACGGAGACGACATCTGGAACCGAAGTATCTACTAACAGCACTGGATATTCCAGACAAACAATTTCTTTTGGTGAGGCTACTGGCTCTGGAACTACTCCATCTAAAGTAACAAACGACATTATGGTTACATTCGGTCCAGCTTCTAGTAACTGGGGCACTGTAACTGGCATAGCGATATTTGACGATTTGGGCAATATGCTTGTTTATGGAACGCTTGAAGCTTCTCAAACAGTAGCCACTGGTAACAAAGTTGAATTCGCAGTCGGAGCTGTAGAAATTAGTTTAGACTAATTGGTTCGGGGGAGTTAAACACTCCCCCGCTTACAATTAAAAGGTGATGAGATGGCGAACATAAGACAAACCGTTGATTTAACACAAGGAACTTTAAGTAATCTTATTGTTGAAGATGGCAAGTTAAAGTTACCAAATGTTAATGCTCCAACGTTTACTCGTAGTTCGATTGCTTATAAGAGTGATGGTTCACAAGTTGCGGTGAATGTGCCGAGGTTCGAAGCTGGTAAGTTTGGGCAGGGCATATTGATTGAAGAAGGAACAACAAATTTATTACCAAGCAATGATGCGCAAGGAAAAACGCAGTTCAGTTCTAACAATAGCAGTCGTTCATCAAATACACTTGAAACATCGTTTGGTCTAAATGATTTATATAGTTTGAAGAGTGTCCAGCTTGTTGTTACTACTAATAAAGGATTTTATTCTCCATCTTATCCTACGGTAGTTGGTAACGTTTATACTTTTAGCTATTATGTTTACAATGCCACTTCAACGTCACATAATTTTACAGCGAGGTTCCACTTTTATGACGGTTCTGGAAAAGTAGTTGAGCGTTTTGAGTCAAACAGCATTCCTGTCCCAGCTCAGCAATGGAAAAGGATTAGCGTTACGGCTACCGCTCCGTCAGGTTCAACGCAATGTAGGGTAGTGGGTTGGGAGAGTGGAACTACCAGCCAAGTTGGAGATGTATATTATTTCGATAACTTCCAGCTCGAGCAGAAAGAATACGCTACAAGTTGGACTGTAGGAACGAGGCAACCTGAGGTTATAACAGTTCCAACGGCAGGGATATTGAACGCTGGAGAAGGTTCAGCGAGTGTGTGGGTTTATGTAAATGATTTAATTAAGAATACGAGCGCGTGGAGGTATATTCTCGCTCATGGAACATCAGACACAGCTAATTTTATTGCCCTTAGACATGGAACAGATAATATGTGGTATGCGATGACTTCTAATGGAGCAGGTCAGCAAAGTATAGTTAAGATAAATGATACTTTGCTGATTGGCTGGCATCATTTCGCTATGAGGTGGTCTGTAAGTGAACTTGCTCTGTTTATAGATGGGGTAAAAGTAGGCTCTGTAAACAACCCTTATTTACCTTCAGCTATGAACACTAATTTTAGTATTGGTAAGTGGCTGCTTGATGCGTATGGCTGGGTAAATACATACATTGATGATTTAGCGCTTTATAACCGAGCTTTAAGCGATAGCGAAGTGCAGGCGATATACAGTAGCAATCAGCCAGCTCCGATAACAGAGAATACCACATACGCCTTGAGGTTTGATGGAGGGTTAAATTTTGGAAGAGGTGGTTACTACATTTCTCCAGAATACGACTTGTCTACAGTTGGTAATTATGTTAAACACAGAGTTTACTGGCAAGAAGATGCAGACAAAGAAGAATGCTTAGTTTACGCTAAATTAGACAATCAATCTGATTGGACGCAGCTGACTAATGGTGGTTCTTTACCAATCGTAGAAGGACAAGACCTGACTGGCAGGAAGATACAGTTCAAGGTAAAACTGCTGGACTTGGTATGACATGGCAGAAGCTCTCTTTGTAGGAACAGCAGTTTCTCGTCTTAAAGCTACTGCAAAGATAAATAGAAATCCTACAGTAACTAATTTACAGTTCGCATTCTATGACCAGTTCGTTGAGTTAATTGGTGTTTCTTCGTTAAAAGCCGAAAACAGAAAAGCAATACTTAGAGCTGTATCCAGCGTTAAAGCCAACGCAAGGCTAAACAAGAATCCTACTGTTACTAATCTACAATTCGCATTCTACGACCAGTTCGTTGAGTTAATTGGTGTTTCTTCGTTAAAAGCTGAACACAGAAAAGCAGTTTTAAGGGGTGTTTCATCGTTAACCGCTAACCCAACACTTGTTGTAGCAGGCAGTTTTGAAGGTGACGCTGTATCATCGTTAAAGGTAGTTTTGACATTTGTTATAGGTGCACAAGCTCATCTTAACGCAGAGTCATCTCTAATAGCCAATGGTAACGCAGTAAAACAATTATATTTTACTGGTTCAAGCACGTCTTACGCTAAGGTGTTTACTTCTTTTGTAAATCAAGCCAGAAGCGGACTTAACGGAGTATCTTATCTAACAGCAAAAGCTAATGCAGTAAAGCTTGCCAGCGTTAAATCACAAGCCGTATCAACCATTAAGGCTAATGCAAACATTGTATTATCTGCAAGCTTCATCGGGTCTGCCGAATCTTCCTTAACTGCAAATGCATTTGTTTACACTGGCCTATTGGGTCAGTTCAGGGGCATAGCAGTTTCTTCTTTAACATTAAATCCTTTGGTTCATAAGTATTGTCAGGCAAAACTAAATGGGATAACAACAGCTACCGTTAGAGGTAATGCTGTTAAATATAATAGTTCTAAATTGTATGGTGTATCTTCATTAAAAGCAAGAGCCACGAAGGTTAAAACTGCACGTGCTATCTTAAAAGCAGTTTCCAACGTAAAGGCTAAAGCGATAACAATAAAATACCCTGCATTCATTGGGCAAGCAGTATCTAATGGCACATTTATAGGCAACACAGTAATAAGTGCTCAGTTCATCGGACAGGCAGTTTCTAATGTAACTGTTACAGCCACACCACCAGTATTTGCATTCAAAGGCAGTGCCACGTCTTACATTAAATGTGTGGGTAATGTAGTTAAGAGTAATAGCGCAAAATTAAAGGCAGTAAGTTCAGTAAAATCCATACCCAGAATTGTAAAAACAGCCCGTTTTAGTGGAATTGCGATTAGTTATTCGCGAATTTCTACAGAACGCAAAATACAAGCATCTGCTAAATTAAATGCTGTATCTTCCTTAAGAGCTTACGGGTATAACCCAGATGAAGTTAATTACTTCAGAGGCAGTGCAGTATCCAGTCTTAAGTGCGAAGCTGCAATCGTAAAGACAGCTACAGCCAAAGTTAAAGGTGTTACAAGCATTAAAGCGTTTGGCAACTCAGTTAAACTGTTAAAGTTCAATGGTAAGGCGATATCTCAACTTAAAGCTAAGTCTACTAAAGTAAAAACTGGAACTGTTAAAATTAGTGCTAAATCGTATGGTAAGTTTAATGCAGTGCAGATACACTATCCACACTTTACAGGCAGTGCTACATCTACAATTTCAGTTACGTATAGAGTGCCAAATGCCGTAACTGTAAGTGCTGTAAGCAGTCTTAAGGCTTCCTGCACATTAACAAAATATGCAAGAGCTAAATTAAATGGATACACTACAATTACGGCTGTGCCACAGATGACAATAAGTGCTAAAGCCAAGCTATACGGTATATCTACAGCCACAGCTTATCCTACTGCATCGTTAAGCGCAAAGCTAAGCGGAGTAACTACATTAACAGCATTCGGTAGTGTGCCGCTTTATGCCAGTGTAAAACTTAGTGGGGTGTCTTACGGTAAGTTTGTAAGCACTTGGTATGAACGTGAAACAGCTCCAAGTATGATAGAACCCATAGGTGTTGGTATAAACATTAAGCCCATTGGTGATAAAATAACAGTAAAGCCGCTTGGTGGTGGTATTAACATCAAGCGACGCAACGTTCCTTGAGCTAATGAGGTGATAACTATTGGAAACAGAGATAATTAAATTCATTATAAATTTCGGTGGTCTTGCAGTAGCTCTTTTAGCTGTATATGTAATATTTCTCATGTTACAAAATAAAACTACAAATCATGTTGGAACTCCGAGAGACGCTGAAGAAATCAGTATTAAAATAGGTCGTATTGAGAAAAAGGTAGATTACATTTCTAACGGCATTGACAGTAATTCCATTGACACCAAAGAATTAAAACGAATGGTTAGAGCACTCGAACAAGATGTTAAGGCATTAAGAGAAGTAGTAGACAAGATAAGAGATGATACAGATGCGTAGGTTTTCTAAGAAAGTAGTATCAACAGTGATAACCTTAAACGTAATATTCGCTGCTGCTGTATTAATTGTGTTTTGGCATACTGGATCTGAACCAACTGTCTTAGTCGGTAGCTGGTTTGCATTTACTACGGGTGAACTATGGACTCTCTCAACCATTAGAAAGAAAGAAATAGAAAAGGGAGCTGATAACAATGAAGATATGCATTGATGCTGGACATGGTGGCAGTCAGCCTGGCGCTGTAGGTTATTCTGGAACACTTGAAAAAGATATCACTTTAGCAGTAGCCTTAAAGTTACGTCAAATACTGCTTAAACAAGGTTTTAGCGTAGTAATGACACGAGAAAGCGACAAAGATGTTAGAACTACTAAACAGCCTAACGAACTGCAAGCAAGATGCGATGTGGCTAACAAATCTGGAGCGGATTACTTTGTTTCAATACACTGCAACGCATCAGACAGCCTGTCAGCGCACGGAACTGAAACGTGGTATACAGAGAAAGACGTTAAAAGCAAAGTCTTTGCTAACTGCATACAATCTGCATTAGTTAAGCAGATAAAGAGAACAGATAGAGGAACCAAATGCGGAAACTACTATGTAACTAAATACACTCACATGCCAGCTGTATTAGTGGAACTTGCATTCATAAGCAACCCAGAGGAAGAGAAACTGTTAAAAGATGAGATATTCCAATGGAAGTGTGCGCTTGGCATAGCAAACGGTATCTTAGTAATGGCAGGCAAACAGCCACTTAAGGAGGTGAATTTATTGTTCAAAGATGTTCCCACAACGCATTGGGCATACAAGGACATAGAGAAACTGCAAAAGCTTGGCGTAGTCAAAGGTGATGAAAAGGGTAATTTCAATCCAGACAAAACGGTTACAAGGGCTGAAGTATCTGCAATGTTATCAAGGCTTTATGATGTAATCAAATCAGGAAAATAAAAATAGAAAGGCGGTGAACGTAAATGGAGGAACTGTTAGCGTTACTATTTGTAGTTTTAGTGGGAATAGCTGGCTACCTACTTGGATTATTCATTAAAAACAGCAGATGGGCAAACATATTTGACCTAATTAAGACCAAGCAAGAGCTTGCCAGAACTGTAGTTAGAGCCATTGAGCAGATGTATAAGGAATTTGGCGGAGAAGAGAAACTTGAAAGAGCCTTGGAAATGCTGTCGGATTGGTTTGAGAGACTTGGATTAAGTTACACAGAAGAGGAACTAAGGGCATTAATTGAAGATGCCGTAAAATACTTCAACGATAACTTCTGGAAGGCTGAAAACAAATAGGTGGACGGGTTTAACCCGTCCACCGTTAAAATGGAATGTCATCTGAATCTTCATCACCAAGTGCGGCGTTTACTTCTTTGATTATTTCGCTTGTGCTTTGAGTAGCTGTGGGTATTGAAGCTTGAGGCTCTGTTGATGCTACACCCATTCTCATTTTTAACGTTTCAATGATGCTTGATGCTTCTTGCATCGTAAGTTCGTTAAGACTGTTTTTGTTAAATCCATCTAAGAACTCATCAATGTAATCCTGATAGTAGTTTCCGTGAACTTGCTTGGCTAAGCTGACAATGTAGTTTACTTGTTTCGCCGAGGCTTGTCTTGTGTCTCCTTTTGGAATTTTAGCTTTAGAAGATGCTTTTACTGGTTTGGGCGATTCTTCATGTTTAACTTGAGCTTGCAATGGGTTTATCTTGGCACTTGCAGTTATTATCGTTGGCTCTTCTGGAACAGTTTCTTCTGGCACTTCTGCTTCCTCTTCTTCTATGATTTCTCTTATTTCATACGGAACTTCAATTGGAGTTTCATCTAAAGATGTTTCGTCAACTGCTGGCATCTCTTCAGCTGTATAAAGCTGTGAAAAATCTTCTGGAAACGCTTCACGTAAGCACTGCACAACTGCAACCTTTCTTATCATCGTTGCTGGCATAGAAGACCAGTTAGCCATGGGTCTGCCATCTGGTAATCGCTTCATATATTCTCTTAAACTAACCGTAACCTCAAAAGGCACTTTCAAGTCTTTTCGGTATACTTTAGCCCAACCGCCAACAAGTTCTTCATCGTCTAACACCAATGTCCCCTTACGGAATGTTGTTTCGTTACCTTTTCTAACAATTACTCCAGCCTCTAATCCATCAAAATTAGGATTTCTTGCCGCTCTCTTCATGAACGTATCTTTTCCCGTGATAATGCTTGCAGGTTGATTATCTTGATATTTCACAAGGTATGCTTCACGAATGAACGGGTTTAAGCGTTGATATTTGCAAATGTTCAGGAACATCATTACTTCTTGGTCTGTAACTTTATCAGATTTGCCTGAAACGAGATACTTTTTTACGACCTCTGGTGTTAGGACAATTTCTCCACTGTCTGTCTTGTAACGCACAATTTCATTACTCATCGTTTTTCCTCCTTTCTGTGTTATATTATATCACTTTTTAACTTGAAACGCAAGCCATAAAACTCTTTCAAAGCATTGAATATAGCTAAAGCCGTCTTATATTGGTTGTTTGGGTCAATTATGAACTCGAAATCCTGCGGATTGCTTAATGTTACTGGTTTTATATCAACTCCTTCACAGTTGCATGCCATAAGAAAATAAGTCTTTGCACCCGTAAAAACCTTATTCGGAATGCCAGTTTCTTCTACCAAATGCTTCAACACTGTTCCAGCCAAATAACGAGACCTTGTTGTCTTAACTCGAGTATAGACTATGGAAGAGCCTCTGTCTTCTTTTCGTTGTCCATTCCAGCGCACACCTATAGAAATTGCCACATCACAATTTAATTTTCTGCAGAAAAAGGCTCTTTCAATGCCTTCCATAGCGAGATTTCTCTCTTTGCTTATGCATTCGTCTCCCTGTCTTGATAAAAAAACCTGATTGTAAGTAGCTCTCTCTATAAGCTCTTTCAAATACATGGCGATAGAGAATGTAATGTCTTTGCCATAAACCCTGCTTCCATCTGGCATTTGAACTCTACCGCCATATATTGTTGAACCAAATTGTGGGTCAATGAATATTTTCATGTTTAACACCTTCTTTAAATGAATTTACTACTGCTCTAATAATGTTTAATAGCGTTTTGTTACCGTAATACTCAAAGATATTTTTGTCTCTATGATATTTGCCTAATCCAAGTCTTTCGAATGTTGATAGAACGTGTTCTTTTTCATGTTCATATTTTTTATACTGCCTTTTTGAGCATACGAAATTAACAAAATCGTCAGCATCAAACATTACACGTTTAAAACCACCTTTCTTTACACGTTTTGTCGGTATACTTTGTTTGCTCAGCAATGGACTATCTTCAAACAACGCATATAACGGATATTTGACGTAACGAGACCTAATGCTTTCTAATGTGAACAGCATACCAATTATATATATTGCGTCTAATCCGAAAGCATTCGACAATTCATTCACAACTGGAACTATACCATAAAAAATGCTTTTCTGAACGTATCTCATTAATATCTACTCCTTTCTTCGTTTACAGTCTTAACAATGTCATCAGAGTATTTCTCAAGCGTTTGAATAGCAAGATAAATATCAACATTTTCATCAAACAAGAGATGGAATGGGAAGTTATTTTCAGCTATATCGTTTACCTTTACTTCTATCGTTGCCATTTTGTTGTTTAAGTGCAGTATTGTGCATTTAACATTGTAACTGCCAACTTCATCAAACAAAAGTATTTTGCCTTGTTTACTGCAAATGTTTTTGATGTAAGTTTTGTCTGGTTTCTCTTTAAATCGTAGCTTCAGCGTTCCTTTCATGTCATCTGTAAGAAAATTCTTAACGTTGATGAAAACAAATTCGCCTACTTCGTTTGTCTTTTTCTTAAAAACCTCGCTCGGTATGCAGTATTCTATCATTTGTATCACCTCCAACATCATTATAACATGTTTATCACACAATGTCAAGTGTTATAATGAAAATATGGAAAACGAATTAATACATGTAAGCGTATCGTCATTGCTATCTGGCTGTCCCAGATACATACTTTGGCATGCGGTAAATCCAACCGAAGACAAAAGCTTTGATTTGTCATTCGGAACTCTTGTGCATTTATCTATAAGCGAACACGGGAAATCAGGAGAAAAAGCCATCGATGAGAAGATTGTGGAACAGTCCATTTCAACTGTGCTCCCAGAATGGCAAAAAGCTGGAGCATACAATCAATTGTTTGAAACTGTAAAAACACTTACACAAGCGGCACTCGGCTATTTGGAGGTAAACGATTATATCGGGAAGGCACAATATGAAGTGCCAGTGATAGAAACCATAGAGAACATTGACATAAGAGGCATAGCAGACGTTGTTGGTAACAACCACGTCATAGACTGGAAAACAGGAAGTTATATAAACAAGAAACACAAAATACAAGTAGCGATATACTGCTACCTCTTATCTAAGCACGGTCTTATTTCAATTCCTTGTCAAGGAAGTATCGTGTATATATACGACACAATCAAACAAGGATTTCCCACAGTAGTTGATTTTGCGGTTGACGAAGAAAGTATTGAGCTCGTGGATACGTATATAACTTCTTTGCTGAAACTAATTAACGAACAAGGAGACATTCCAAGACAGGGAGATAATTGTAGGTTCTGCCCTTATAAGAAGTTGTGCTTCGCTTAAAGTTATCCACAAAGTTTTCCACAAGTTATCCACAGAGTTATCCACAGGCACTATATAGGAATTTCCTAAGCTCATTATAGTTTTCCACAGTTTCCACAGCACTACTACTACTAATATATATATTTTATTTATTTAATTACGTATATAAGGAAAGAAAAACAAAGAATAAGATAAGAGTAACAATATAAGGTGTTCAAAACGAAAAAAAAAAATACAAAAATACTTTACTTCATTCTTAAAATATGTTATAATTTAACTTAAAGACATGAATAAGTTGTTTTGTGGTGATAATATAGAAATTACACAAACTCTTCCTTTAGAAAGTATTGATTTGATTTACATTGACCCTCCTTTCTTTACAAACAGGAATTATAAAGGTTTAGTTGAACAACGTGAAGAAACAGGTTTTGTAGATAAATGGAAAGGCGGTATTGACCATTATATTCGATGGCTTAAAAAAAGAGTAGAAGCTATGTATCCGTTACTAAAAAACAGCGGTTCGTTCTATTTGCACTGCGATTGGCATGCTAACGGATACATAAGGATAATGCTGGACCAAATATTCGGATACAAAAATTTTCAAAATGAGATAATTTGGCATTATGGTCTTGGTGGAAGCTCTCCTAAACGCTTCTCGAGAAAACACGATACGATTTTGTTCTACACTAAAACAAACGATTATAAATTTTATCCACATATGGTTCCAGCATCTTCACAAAAAATGAAAGGACAGCTTAAAAAGGTTGATGACGTGTGGGATATTCCATCTATAAATAACATGGCTAAAGAACGTGTTGGTTACCCAACACAAAAACCAGAAGCGCTTTTAGAGAGGATTATAAAGGCATCATCTGATGAAGAAGATGTGGTGGCAGATTTCTTTTGTGGCAGTGGGACAACGCTTGTGGTTGCACAAAGATTAAATAGAAAATGGATAGGAGTTGATGTTTCATCACACGCTGTTTCTTTGACTCAAAAGAGACTTGAGGAAGAGTGCGGGGTTAGAAAAGGGCTTGACTTCGAAGTTATAGGTTTAGCGTAAGATGTGTTATAATGTAAGTGTGTTAAAAAATAGAAAAAGGAGATGAAAGAAAATGGAATTTAAGAAGATTGTTGGTGAGAGCCTATGTTAAATGTTCTGTTAGCCCTGATTATAGTTTCCCTTTGGCTTGGACTTTGCATTGTTGGTGTTGTAGGTTGGATTTATTTGAGTTACGTGATTTGGACTGTGCAGTGGGAAAACATTACCACAGGTTTAATTTTGTTGGTGGTGATAACCGTCTTTTGTCTTGCTCTGTATTTATGGAGCGTGTTACAAAGGAGGGGAAATAAATGAGCATGACTGGAAAAATGACTATTCAGAAACATGAGATTTCGTGGATTGTTGAGAGCGGACTGCCATTTATTAGTAAATCTCCATTTGATTGGACGCACAACTTCATAGTTACTGGCGATGGCAAGGAATTTAAGGTTATAGCGAGTAATCAGAACTGCTATGCCGAATTCAAAGGAACTTATCAAGGAGACCCTGTTTTGTTCGCTGTGAATGGAACTATGTTCAGCCAAGTGATAACTAAAGAGGAAGCTGACACATTAGATATCTTGGTTTACGATGAAGAAATTATTTTAAAACGAGATAGGCGTAAAATAAAGTTGGCTACTGACGAAATTCCAATAGAATTGCTACCAGAGAACGAAGGTGAAATGGAGCCAATAGATATATTTGAGCTTAAGCATGCTGTCGATTGTGTTCAAAGTTGTGTAGCACCTGCTAAAACGTCTTTGTATGAGCAGTATAAAGGCATTGTATTTGATACTCTTGATGACAAATTAACGCTTGTAGCTACTGACACGGTGAAAATGAGCGTGTATAAAATGGACGTTCCATTTAACAACAAGGTTATAGTTCCATCTAAGCCTCTTGCAAGCGCAGTTAAGGTATTACAGAAATTCAAAGGCGGTTGTAGAATAGGCGTTGTTGGAGAAACGCTTGTATTAAAGAACGAATACTGCAGATTTGTGTTCCCATCTTACGATACCATGTTCATTCAATGGGCATCTGTTATTAAACATCATATGTCTGAAGTTACGGGTTGGATAGAAGTATCTACCTACGATTTTGTAAGGGCACTTGATAGAGTGAAAGTGCTATCTAACACGATGTTTAAGTATTATCCCGAGTTTGTGCCTGGAGCTTCTTCACTGTTCTTAAAGATTGAAGGTGATGTAATCTACAGTGAAAGATTAGAAGCGACAATTACAGGTAATGTCATTCCATTCAAAGCAGAGCCTTCAGCGTTATATGACATTGTTGCACCAATAAAAGAAGACAGGTTAGAAATTGGCGTTGAAGCAAACACTGGAGAAGCGATAGTGATTAGACCCAAGGGCAGTGAAAAACAGATGGCATTTTGTGGGTTAGCCACTTATTAGAAAGGAGTGATAATATGATTTACAGAGGAAATGAAGCATTAGAAAAGTTAACAGAAGCAATGGGAGAGTTAAAGATTGGCTTTAGAACAAGGGCTCACAATGTTAGTTCTCTTCAGCATGTAATATTTGAGAAATACAAATCTGTAGGCGTTACAGTGCTTTCACAACAGCCATTTAGCTTTTACTGGGATACAGGTAAAGAAATCCAAGAAAACATCAACCACCTGTTATTGTTGTTCAGAAGCACTGTTGATTATTCCCTAAAAAGCAGATGCTATGCGCTAATGAACGATAAGCCTAATGTGTTGCCGAAAGACTGGGAAACTGTGCTAGATATACTAATAGAATCGTCTTACAATGATAATATCAAAGTGAACATACCAGAGAACTTACATCAGCATTCACGGTTTAATATTGTTTTGTTTCACTCGTTTAAAATGCCACGATGGGATAGTAGCATGCCGATTATAGTTACGACAATCTTAGACATGCCGTTTGAATGGATTATCTTAGACTACATTGATGTTTTTGATTGTTAGGAGGTGAAAGCATGTTCATATACACAGATGACGATGAGGCGATAAATGGTCTTTGGATAAAAAGGATAAAGATTGAATATGACAGCGATGAGAAGCTGGGAACTGGATACTTCTTAAAGCTGTATGGTGATTTCGGAGCTGATGATAATAATCCAAACCTTGTGCGTTATTCAGCTTGGATTGGTCCTTTTGATACGTTTGCAGAAGCGCAGAAAGAATTAGATGGAATTGATAGCCAAATTTCTACTCTCAATCTATATCCGAGTGATGAAGTAAAAGTTGAATTCGAAATGGACGATTCCAAAGATGCGCTTGACAAAAAGGAAGAATAGTGCTATAATACAAGCAGGAGGTGAATAAACGATGGTGAAGCAGGTTGTTGGTGGATTGATGGTAGGTTGCGCAATCCTATTATTTATGTTCTTGCTAACCTGTCTAACGTTCCCATTTAATATGATATCCTTTGTGCCACTAATATTAGGCTACATATTAGCCAGTTGGTTGATAAAAGGAAATAAAGATGCTTGACATTTTGTTTCAAAAGTGTTATAATGAAAATGAAAGGAGGTAAAAGGAAATGTATGAGATGGACAGCAACAAAAAGATGGCTTTAAACTTAAAGTTGGCGATGTATGTCAAAGTAGAGAAGTTCGATGCTGAAGACTATGCCGTTTGGGCTGTGTATCCAGCATGCTTTTATGGCGCATCTAAAGAACACCCATATGAGGTTTGTTTGGCACGTTTTGAAACAGAGGAACAAGCGCAGGCTTATTTGGAAGACATTGTAGCCAATTATTAATCTCTCACCCTCCTTTTTTCGGGGAGACGGTTATTTCCGTCTCCCTTCTTTTTACTGTATAGTGAAACGCCTGAACGTGTAGATTGCGTTTTTACGTATATGTGTGAAGATTTACTCACGCATATCACCAAAACGTAAAATTGAGCAAAAGTGATGTGATAAATACTACGTTAGACGACCATGTTTTAGTGTGTATTTGACGAAATACGTTTTTAAATGGGGATATCGTGTAAATTAAAAAGGCAGGACGAGGGGGTAGCGTCCTGCCCTAAGGAAGGAGGAGAGAGTGTGGAGGTGGAAGCGGAGGTGACTCGATGCTTCTATATGGAAGGTGTTGCCCGCTTCACCAGTTTTATTCCGTTTGGTATTTCTATTATATCATATTCTGTGCCTTGAGCCAACTCTTTCATACGGTCAATGAAGGCTTCAGCTGTTGTCATCGTGTCATCGTAATACTCATCGCCAGTGCCATATCTAAAAGTCCAGTAATCAATTAATTGATTTTCTAGGCACATCACGGCTGTTTCGTAATCCAACATGTCCCACAGGTTTTTGTTTAAATGCTTATCTCTTTCGTTCCATACTACTTCCGCTAACCCATAACCCAACTCTTCAAACATGTTGTCCATTCGTTTCGCCTCCTTTCTTATTTCTTGATTATATTATACCACAAATCCTTGCTAATTGTCAATCACTAATTCAGGAATGATTTGTGGGAAGTTAACAGAACCTAATTTTATTGTCAGCTTCACACAGCCTGTTGGAGTGGGTCCGAACCCTTTCTGAGTGCCAAAGCTTGTTCTATTCTCCCATTCTTCCTTATAACCTGGACTTCTCACAAACCAGCAAATGTCTTTGAAAGGTCTGCACTTCATACTTATTCGCTCTCTGGCTATTGGCACGATGTAACCTTGGTGATTATGTCCATTCCAAACTACGTTTGCATCTGGCAAATACACTGCTTGTCTGTTAGTTTCAATCACTCCACGTGTTACTTTACTATTGCCTCCTCCTCCGTTGTGCGAGTAATACAGCTTTACTGACGCATTACGATTATAAGCTTTTAGGAAAAAGACAATCCAGCCAGTCCATTCGCCTGTTACTGCGTTAGCTCCTTTTAAGTTTAACAGCATCGTCAATCGGTTCATTAAATCAATGTTGTTTCTTTTCTTTACTTCAGTTTCATGATTGCCTTGAGCCACCAAGATGATATTCGGAGCGTAAGGAGATAAAAACTCAGCACTATCCTGAACCACATAGTCAAAATAATCCTGCCTGCGATATTCGGGACGCAGTTCATCTAAGCTGGAACGTGGGTCAAATCTTCCTTGCATTGCATCAAACCAATCTCCACCAAGCACGATAAGTGCGTCTTCTTCTTTGGCTTTATTCAAATGCTTCTCAAGTGCTTTGCGGTTGCACATAACAGAGTCAAAATGCACGTCTGAAAACAGGTATATTTTTAAGATTAACTCGCTATCGTTAACTGCATTAATCGGTAAAACACCCTCTTTAAACTTTGAAGTTTGCACCAATACGTTCACGCTTTCACCTCTTTTGCAATTAACATGCAAATATTATAACATAAGCATGCATGTATAAACCTGTCTCTTTTGCAGTTAATCGGGGAATTTAAAATTTTAATATCATTTTTATGGTTTTTAAGACATCATTTTAAGAATTTTCATATTAAAATCGCTTTTTTAACAGCTTTTTTATGTTGCTTTTTTATCACTTTTTTTAGCCTTTTTTAGAATGCTTTTTTATCCGCTTTTTTTAACGTCCTTTTTTATGTCCTTTTTTAAGCTCTTTTTTAAGCTCTTTTTATGTTCCAAAACATTTAGCCGTCAAGATTTTATATAACCAAACATTCGCACCTTCAAAATATTTTGCTTGTCTAACAATCTAACAGACAAACAAAATATCCCAAAAAGATGCCAGAGAAAAAAAATATTTTATGTTTCTAAATGTTTGTGTCTCTCACGATGTCCACCTTCCTTTATATGGTTTTACGGTTATATTATACCATGAAAAAAGCATGAAACATGGGCATACATTTGTATACCTATTGACAAGTGGCTATAAAGTGGTATAATAGAATCATGAGACAAAGAAAGGAGCGTGAGAGAATGCAGGTAAGAAGTGAAAGAGAAAGAATAAACGAAATGCTGGAAGACATCAGCGGACAGCTTTATAACATTTCTGATTATCCAGCTATTACGGATTACCAGACAATGGTCGAAAAAATGCTTTTTTCTCGCATCAATGCGGCACTTGAAGAAATGAACGAAGAAGAAGCACGGGACATTATCGCTGATATAGAAGAAGCACGGGACATATTTTTATTTGATTTTTTCGAAGAAATGTATAAATTAGCGGAGAAAATCGAAAAAATCAGCGAAAAAGAAAAAAGCTTAAAGATGCTTGCTATAACGCTTAAAGAAGCATACCAGGAAGCAATTCGTTTATATTGGAGCTTTGGGGATACTTTATATGCTGAAATATTTAAAAACATAAAATCTGAAAAGCTTAAAGATGCTTGCTTTAAACTGCTTGACGAATTACTGGACTACCTGACCGAAGCATTACATTTTTAAAGCTTGACAAAATACTTAAAAAGTGGTATAATATAACTAACAATAAAAAAGGAGGCAGAGACAATGACAAAAAAAGAGCTATGGGACAAAACGGCAGGCATAGAATGGGACATTTTCAATGAAGTGTTATACGTAGTGTTTGAAGAAGAAAAGGAAGATAACGAAGAACTAAGCGAAGAAGAACTCAAAAAGCTGTATGAAGCAACGGACTTAAACGAGAGAAGCGGATATGACACACTAGAGTATATTTGTAATCGTTATGTTTATTACAGCGACCTGCTGGCTTGGTATTCTAAGGACTTAAGGCATATGCATTATGTAAACGATTATGCAGAGGAGTTTGGAGCTTGCGAATCTGGAAGCTTTGACATTTGGAAGCTTCTTGCTCGTGCGCAGGCACAATATTATACTGAGCAAGTAGACGCTTTAAACATGACACTGCGAGACATTCTCAGATTTGTAGACTGAAGCGCATCAGCTACAGCGTGGGACAGCATGAAGCTGTCCCATTTTTCATTTGGTATTGACAAAATGCCAAAAGTATGCTATAATAAAACCATGAAACAAAGAAAGGAGATGAGAAAAATGCTGAGAGACCTTGGGAACGGTAAAGCGATTCTCGAATTTGAAGACTGGGAGAGAGAATCAAGGTATAACTGGATGGACTTTGCAGAGCTTGGAGACTTCATAGCATCTTACCTTATTTTAAATGTTGAAGGAATGACTGATGATGACACCATAAACGAATTTGAAGCGGTAGGATATCTGACTACACCAGAGGACCAAGTTAAGAAAATTTCTCTTAGCGTGCTAATTGACTGGAATGTCACTACTTGGATACCTGTTAAACTCGGAGAATTGAAAAGCGGAGAAGCAAGCGCATTCGACATTTACAGGACTGTGTGGGATTACTTCGAATTTGTGGAGATTGACAAAGTAGAGGCCTAATAAGAATTTGAGAAGCTGGGACATTCTTCAGTGTCTCAGCTTCTCTTTTTTATCGCTTCACACATTCCATAAAATAACTTATCTTAGGTAATATGTTTTAATTTATTAATTTAATTATTAATAATAATATGTATTCTTATTCTATTCTTTAACTTCTTTAATATCTTCCTTATATTCTTTACTCTTAACTATTAATATATCTTAGAATATATAAAGCTTTGTCTTATTCTACATCTGTAGAATGAAGAAAAAGAAAAAAGATAAGGCTTGAAGAATTTACCATTTTTAAGCGCTTTTTTATGTTTTTTTTAAAATCCTTTTTTAATTTTCTTTTTTTTATCCTTTTTTAACTGCCTTTTTTTATCTTTTTTTTTACCTTTTTTAAGTGCCTTTTTTAAGTGCCTTTTTTTGTTAAGCCTATGTTAAGCCAATGTTAAGAGATTCAGGCCTCCGATTGTTAAGCCAAAGTTAAGAACGTTAAGCCAATGTTAAGGCATGGTTAAAAACATGTTAAAATTCTGGCATGCCTTAACATAAATATTAAATAGGCCTCCAGGCCTGTTTATACCTATATTATACCACAGTTTAAGGCCTAAGTGTTAAATTAATATTAAGCGTGCTAACTGGGTTATAAAATTGAATGATNCTAAATTATANATTAAACGATTCAAAATAGCCTGTATGCTCAAAAGTGGTATACANANAANNACCTAAAAAGTTAACACTGGCTTAACACAAAAGTGTTGACAAGTATAGCATACAGTGGTAGGATATAGTTAGGTCATCTGAAGATGACCAAAAATAAAAAAAGGAAGGTGGAGGCAGTGAGTAACAAGCAAAAAGTAGGAGTTAGGTGGCTTGATTATGTCGGCTTCTTCGAGCCTGCATTTTACAAGGATTGTCACATTCAAGGCATTAAAGCTGAGGCAGAAGCCATTAATAAGTGCATTGTAACTGTGTCGATCTTTTGCACGATCTGGCTTGAGAACGGATGCGACATAAATCGCTGGATTAGTTATAATGTGAAAAGTGAGCTCGACACTGTGCCACTTAGCATAGATGAGTTCTACGCACTTAGGCCTGAGCACTTCATTACGCTGGTACAGCAAAATTATTATCCCGTGACTGCATTTATGCAGATATATAAGGAAGGTGATTTGGCATGAATATTGACAGGATAGAGCGCTTAATAAGTGAGTTCATAGCTGAACTAGAAGACTTCGGAACTGATGGAAACTATCATGTGTTAAACGCTATTGATAACCTAACAGCAGCATTGATGGAGCTTGAAGAATTAGAACTTATACCAGAACTGAACATGGAAGAATAACAGTTAAACTGCTATTATGGAAGGTGCACCTAACACGGTGCACCTTCTTTATTGTGTAAATGAGCGCATTATAACCGAAGTCTAAACCCAAGTCTATAACTGGAATTAAAGTGGTATACTTTTGTTAACCTGTGGAAAGCCCCCCCGTTAAAAAAGTTATCCACAGCCGCTCGTCTACTTCCCTCTCGTAAATTTTAGGTAAAAATCCGATTTAAGGCATTTTAACGAATTTACGATACCGAAATTGTAAAATTAGGCATTCTAGATATATTTGTGAGTAAATTATCATGAATATCGTCAAAACGCAAAATACACGAAAAGTGGGTATGGAAAAATCAATGTTTCTTGGCACTGATTTTTAGTGAAAACAGGGTTTTAAGATTTAAGTGAAAAGAGTTTGAAAATCGTTTTTGAGCTATTACTAAGATAAACAATAGAAGATAAGAGTAACATATTAAAGATAAGAAGAACATATTCTTCTTCTTTTTCTTTTTTTAACTTAAAATATATAATTAAAGAAAAGAAAGAAGATATTCCTCTTATTCTTATCTTTTTATTTTTAAATATATATAATTAAAATAAAAGAAATAAGATAATCTTCTTCTTATTCTTATAATTAATTAATAATTAAAAAAAAGAAAAGAAGAATATATTAATTAATTAATATAAGGTTCTAAAGAAATATATATTAAAATATATATGTTCTTTGGTTTTTAATTAATAAATAATACTTAAGATAAGTAGGAGGTAAAATATGGACTTATTCTTTAGTTTAAATACAGTAGAAGATAAAAACAAAGAGATAGAAATGTTACTTATAAACAACGTAGAGAATTTTTTCATTAAATTAAAAGCTGGAAAGCTTAAAAAAGAAGATTTAAGTAACATAGCGTCATTGTTTAGTTTAACAGAATTAGAAAGAGGATTGTTATTGTTAGAATATTACAGCTTCTTGGGAATTAAATTCTTCAATCGTTATTTTGGAAAATTAATATACGTAAACGTTTCAGACAGAAAACTATCTGAAGAGACGAAAAACAGAATAAGAGAGATTTGTATTAAAAACTGTCCTGAAATAAAAGATGAGATGTAAATTTGTGAAGCAAAGCGTGTTATAATAAGATGGGAGGTGAAAAAGTGAACATACTGTTAACAAACGATGACGGTTATGAAGCTGAAGGCTTTAGAGAGTTAAAACACGCCTTAGAAGCAGAAGGACACTTTGTGATTGCTTGTTCAACTACAAAAAATGCCAGTGGTTGTGGTTCTGGAAGAGATTTATCGCTACTTTGGGAAGTAGAAGTTCATGAAGATGGAAAAACTCCAATATTTGCTATTAGGACAGATAAAACGGTAAATTGTATAGATTTCGGTAAGTTTTATTTTGAAACGCTTGGTAAGGATATAGATATGGTCTTAGTTGGAATTAATCACGGACCTAATTTCACGTGGACTGATTTATACAATTCTGGCACAATGGGTGCAGGAGCTTACGCAGTTCATAAAAAACACACTTCTATAGCGTTATCTGAAATAAACGGACATTACCAATATTTTCCAGAATTAGCCAAATTCGTTGTTGAAAAAATATACCAATTCGATGTTCCTGAGGGAACGCTGTTAAGTATTAACTTTCCAGATTGTAAGCCTGATGAATTCAAAGAAGATTTTGCAGTGCTTCCTTCTAATTTAGATGGTGGTTGGCACAGATATTTTGAAACGCATTCAGATGGCAACGTAATGTATGTAAAAGTGTTACCAGTCCGTGTTCGTAGTATAGCTGAAGAGTTTTTATCACAAAACAAAGCTGTTGTGCAATTCTTAAAAGTGCCTTACGAGTAGGAGGTAGCCATGTTTATCGTATTTGAAGGAATAGATGGTTCAGGGAAAACAACGACAGCAAAAATTGTTACCGACATGCTTGTAGAGATGGGAGTTCCTGCCATTTATACTTATGAGCCGTATTTCTACAAAGACATCATTAAAAATTATGTTCACGATTACATTTTAGCTACTGCATTGTTCAGTGCAGACCGAATCAGACATGTAAAAGAAGTGATAAAGCCAGCACTTGATAAAGGAGAATGGGTTATTTGTGATAGATACGCTGAATCCACTTGGGTATACGAATATTACTGTGTATTAGGTGCAGATGAAGAAATAGTTAAGAATTTCATTGAAGCCACAGCATTAATAAAGCCAGATGTTGAGTTTTTGTTTGACATAGACCCACAAATAGCTTTAACACGCAAAAATGGAGACATGTTTGAGAATCTAACAGTGCTGTCTAATGCCAGATTTGGCTATATGGAATCGCCTTTGTATGCAAAACGCAGGTATGTAATTTATGCAGACGATTTATACGATGCTGTAAGTAAAGTATTGAACACGTTGAAAGCCGAAATTGAGGAAGTAATAGATGGCTAAAAGGCTACGTTCACCAATTANGTGGTTTGGAGGAAAAGGAAACATGGTTGCTAAATTATTGCCGTTAATTCCGAAGCACAAAATATATGTTGAACCATTTGGTGGAGCCGCCAATCTTTTAATAGCGAAAGAACCTTCTCCTATTGAGATTTATAACGACTTAGATAGCGGGTTAGTTAATTTCTTTAGAGTGTTGAGAGATAAAGAAAAGTTCAGACAGTTTTATGAGCAAGTGTGTCTAATTCCTTATTCACGTGAAGAGTTTTACTATTGCAGAGATGCTTGGGAAAAAGAAGAAGATGATGTTATGCGAGCAGTCAAATGGTTTGTAGCGGCGAGACAATCTTTTAGCGGCGTATTTGGTCAAGGGTGGAGTTTCATCGTAACACATACTGTTAGAGGAATGCCATCAACTACAAGTGGATGGATAAGTGCTATAGAATTATTGCCACAGGTTTGCGATAGGCTATTTAGAGTTCAAATAGAACATAAAGATTTCAGAGAAATAATTACAGCATATGACACAAAAGANACATTTTTTACCTCGACCCGCCATACGTTCCATCTACAAGGTCTGGCGGCAAATACAATCATGAAATGTCAATAAAAGACCATGAAGAATTAGTTAAAATGTTATTAAAAATTAAAGGCAAAGCCATGTTATCTGGCTATGACAACGAAATATATAATAAATTAGAGCGCAACGGTTGGTATAAGTTGTGTTTTGATGTTGTTTGTAGCGCGGCTGGCAGAACACGATATACCAATTTGAAAGGAAATGGTTCTGGAATAGAGAACCAGCGTCGCACCGAATGTGTTTGGTTAAGTCCAAACTGTGAAACCATACCCAAAGAAACCAAGCAGTTAACACTTATTGAAGANTTTNCNNATAATGAAACAAGTTAACATTCCAAAGCAACGAAAAATAGAGTTTGACTTAAGGATTGCGTTAGACCCGCAGACAATCTTAAGACTGTTTCAATCCACACCCTTATTACAAGACTATTGGCGTGTTTTAGAACGTCAAGAAGTGCAAATTGTTAGTTCTGGAGACTACTGGAAGCTATATTTTCCCTACTTGAACAAGTATTCTTTGGTATCTACAGTGTTTTTCAACGCTTATTCCATAGATAGAACCAGTTATTCGGCACATGCCGCAGGCTGGCTTTACTATGCAGGCTTAGTTTGGTGTTGTAAAAGAGACGATTTTTGGGAAAGATTTAATAAAACAGCGCCGAAATTAGATAAAGTGATGCGAAATTTNCACTTTTACGACGATGCTGAATGGGATTTAGTTAAAAACAGAGTTGCTGATTTATCTTTATTGTGGCTTGCAACGTCAATAAATAATGGTAAAGTGCCTTGGAAATCAAGAACAATGGGTAAATTGATACATATATCAAGACCCAATTTGATTTATTACTTGTTAATACGCACTGGAATTGCGAAAGTATTATGGATACATTCCAGAGAACACACAATTTACTTGCAAATAAATGAGGATTTAGATGAAGATTTGTGGGTAGATATCATTGAGCTTAATGTAAAAGGGCTTAATGCATTAAGAGTTGGTAAGCGATACAAGGGCATGGTGTATAATATAAAGTAGGATATGAAAAATATTAAAGGGGAAGTGAAAGAAATGCAAACAGAATATGAGTTTTTTATAGCTGGAAGACCGAGACCAAAGCAAAGAGCAAAATATTCTGCGAAGACAGGTAAGTTCTACACTCCCAAAGAAACTTTGGTATACGAAAAATACATTAACGATATAACTAAAGAGCACGTTCCACTGCCCTTAATTGGTGGAATTAAGCTTGAATTAGACATGTATTACTCAGCAACGACAAAAAAACCAGATATAGATAACGTAATTAAGTCGTTATTAGACGGAATGACAGGAGCGGCTTATGTAGACGACTCTCAAGTGATGGAAATACACGCTATAATTAGATTGGTTTCTGGCAGAGAAGGGCAGGGAGTGAAAGTAAAGATAACAGAGGTAAATAAAGATGATTATAAGGTGTGAAAGAAATGAATGAATACGCTGTTACGCCAGAGACATTAAAAATTAGACAGGCATGGCCGTTAGACTTAAAAGTTGAGTGGGCAAAAGCGAAAATTAGAGAGTGGGTGCATTATTGGGGCTTAGATGGTGTCTATGTTTCGTTCAGCGGCGGTAAAGACAGCACCGTTTTATTGCACTTAGCACGAGAATTGTATCCAGATATAAAAGCTGTATTCATAGATACTGGACTTGAATTTCCAGAAGTAAGAGAATTTGTTAAAACTTGGGATAATGTTGATTGGGTTATACCACCCAAAAGTTTTAGAAAGGTGATTGAATATCATGGTTATCCTGTTGTTTCAAAAGAGGTTTCTGCTATTGTCGAACAAATAAGAAGAAAACCAGACGACGAATTTAATGTAAATCGTTGGAAATATGGTATTTTGAGAGACGGAACTAAAACAACTTACTGTTTACCCAAAAAGTGGTGGTTTTTAATAGATACGGATTTCAAAATTAGCGACAGATGTTGCTATGAGCTTAAAAAAGCTCCAATGAAGAGATATGAGAAAGAACATAAAGTTGTTCCAATGATGGGAACTAAGGTTAAAGATGGAATGTTGAGAAGAACTGTCTATTATAGAACTGGTTGCAATGCATTTGAAGGTAGAAGACCAATAAGCAGACCACTATCCATTTGGACAGACCAAGATATTCTTAGGTATATTAAAGAAAATAATATCCCAATAGCCAAGTGTTATGGAGAAATTGTAGAGGAAAACGGCGTTTTAAAAACAACTGGAGTAAGTGGCACTGGTTGTATGTTTTGCATGTTTGGTGTTCAATCAGAAAAGTGCCCTAATAAATTTCAAAAAATGAAAGTAAATCACCCGAAGCACTGGGAATATTGTATGAAACCATTTGAAGAGGGTGGTTTAGGACTAAAACACGTATTAGAGGTGTTAAATGTCCCATACGAGTAGTTTTATCAAAGAGGTGAAAAATATTGGCTACTAAGAGGGATAAAATATGGTTGAGACAACCAAATGAACCTCAAAATGAGTATAATTTGTTTGAAAAATACTTAATGTTAGGCGTTGGACGTTCCTTAGAACAGCTTGCAAAGATGCAAGGAAGAACAAAAGTGCCTGCATCTTATGTTACTTTCTATCAAAACTATAATTGGGAGGAGCGAGCCAACGCATATGACGAATACATATTGGAAGAAAGAGGCAAAAAGAGAGCATTTACATCAGATAAACTACATGAAGAGCTCACTGGAGTTGCCCAAAAGTTCCTTGATAAGGTTAATCAACGCTTGGCTACTCTCGATGCAGAGTCATTATCGCCAAAAGATGTTAAAGAATGGGTCGATGCGATTGTAAAAGTGCAAAAATTGAGTGCTGACATGGGCTTAAATTACAGTAAAAACGGCAAAAAGACGTCTTTCAACACTCCTTTGGTTGAAGTTGTGATAAAACAAGATGAAAAAGAGGAAAAAGAGCTTCCAAAACCACAAATTATCAATGTAGAAGACGAAAAAGAAGCGATTGGTGGTGAAGAATAGTGCCAAAAGCCAAAATACAGTTCATTCCACATGCTGGACAGCTTAAAGCTTGGAATTCTGAGAAGCGAATTGTTGCTGTAATAGCTGGTTCAGGCGGTGGGAAGTCCCTATTGGGCTCATTTTGGCTGTTAAGAGAGATACAGAAAGACCCAAGAGCCACTTTTATGGCTGTAGCACCGACATATTCAATGCTAATTCGTAATTTGATGCCTTATATTCAGAATTTGCTTGAACCTTACGGTGCTTATTATAGAACTAATGAAAAAGTATGGTATTTACCAGAAGGCGGAAGAGTAATAATGGGCTCTGCTGATAACCCATTAAGTTTAGAAGGAGCACACGTTAGAGCTGCTTGGTTAGACGAAGCTGGACAGATGGACGCTTTAGTTTGGGACGTTGTTAGAAGAAGAACTGCTTTTCATAGAGGTAGAATTTTGATTACAACTACTCCATACTTTTGGAACTGGATAAAGACTGAGGTATACGATAAATGGGCTTCAGGAGAAGATGAAGATATTGAAGTAATAACCTTTGACTCAAAGACTAATCCTTACTTCCCTATTGAAGAGTTTGAAAGGCTAAGAGCTACGATGCCAGATTGGAAGTTTAAGATGTTCTACGAAGCACAGTGGACGAGACCTTCAGGCTTAGTTTACGCTGACTTCAGAGAAGATATCAATTTGGTGCAGCCATTTGATATTCCAAGCGATTGGCGTAGATACATCGGTGTAGACTTCGGGTTTAATAACCCATGTGCAGCAGTTTGGGTTGCAGTTGACAAAGACACAGATACTTGGTATGTTTACAGAGAATACAAGAAGAAAGGTAAAACGGCACAGGAATTTGCAACTGAAATATCCAATATATCTTATGATGAGTTTATTTACAAAATATACGGAGACCCATCATCTCCACAATCTTTGAAAGAATTACGTAAATACTTCCAAGGAGCAGTATCACCAGCAGACAACAAGGTATTAGATGGCATCGGAGCTGTAACTGTGCGAATTAGAAATGGCAGTTTGAAGATATTCGCTAATTTAGATGGTTTATTAGATGAGTTAAAGTCATATAGATGGAAGATGAGTAACGATACAATGTATGATGAGCCAGTTAAAGAAAACGACCACTTGCTGGACGCACTAAGATATGTTGTTTATTCAACGTATAAGAGTAACAACATAAGAAAGATACCTGTTCCTAAACCGATGGGGTGGTGAGATGTTAACAAGTTTAGATGTGATATCACAAGGTAAGTCTTTTCCACCTTTTACAGAACTGCCAAGGCTTGATAGATACAGGACTAATAAATTTCTATTTGATAATAAGCCACAAGCAGTATGGGTAGATTGGGCACGTAGATTAGAGGGCGACCAAGGTTTAGGCATGATGGTAGCTCTGAACTATCCACAACGCTTGTCTAAGCTGTGGGCTGATATGCTATTTGGAGAAACACCAAGGATAACCGTTTACCCAGAAACGCAAGAGAATGTAACCGATATGACAAAGATGTTGCTTGTTTCAGACTTTTGGAACGTGTCTTATCAGGTTGCATTAGATGTTTCCAGATATGGCACTGGCATTTACAAGTTATGGTTAGACGGTGTTCCAAGGTTCCAAGCCATTCCTCCTCATATGTGGTTCCCAATAATTAATCCAAGCAATATGCATGAAGTTGTAGCACATGTTATAGCTTGGTTGTCTAAAGATACTGATAATAGCGGAGACAATACGTTGTTGATGGAAATACATACTGCTGGCAAGATTGAATACAGAGCGTATAAAATGCACAGTGGCATTATCGGAGATGACATTACCGATTTAGTTTACGAAAACAGAGAAGAAGAGACTGGAGTTGATATACCGCTTATATTCACAGTGCATAACATAAACGCTTCAGATAGTCCCATCGGGCAAGACGATTACGAGGCTATAGAACCTATTTTGTATGAACTTAATCAGAGGTTATCACAAATTGCAAGGATTCTAAATAAGCATTCAGACCCACATATGGCAGGACCAGAGACAGCCTTGGAGCAAGATGAAATGGGAAGATATGTATTTAGAGGTGGTGCTAAATACTTCCCATTAGAAGCTGGAGACCCGATACCACAGTATATAACTTGGGACGGTAAATTACAAGCTGCATTTGACGAGATTAAATTCTTAGTAGAACAGTTGTTTGTAATATCTGAGGTATCTCCAGTGCTGTTTGGCATGACTGAAGGTTCGCTTAGAACTGGTGCTGGACTACGTAAAGAGTTGATAGCTCCAATATCTAAATCCAACAGATTGAGAATGCGTTTTGACCCAGTGATTAGAAATATGATACTAACTGCTGGTGCGTTGTGGAACAAAGATTGGAAAGAGATAAACGTTAGCTGGCAGGAAGGGTTACCAATTAACGACCTTGAACAAGCTCAGATTTACACGATGCTATATAAGACTGGATTGGTATCTCAGGAGACTGCTGTTAAAAAGCTGTTCTCTTTGGATAGCCAAACGCTAAACGAAGAACTATCTAAGATAAACCAATCAGCAACGGTTAAAAAGGGCGATGCTGCAACGTTGATTGATAACAAATACGGCGTAGCAGCGGAAAGTGCTCTAAATGCAGTGCAAGGTGACGGGACGTTAAACACGGAAATTTAACATGCCACGCAGGAATAGAAGGAAGCACAAAGAACCAGAAGATTATTACGAAAACATCAAGTTGAAGAGAAAAGACAAGTTTTATCGTAAAAAGAGGTGGAAGAAAAATGGCAGAAAGAGTTAGCCATAAGCCTTGGGGCAGATTCTCAGAAAGTGATTATACATTGGAGCAGTTAGCTCGTGCTTCTTTAATACACATGCAGGAGCCACCCAAAACCAAGGCTGATTGCAAATTACCAATTAGAGAACCAGATGGAACTTTGAATGCAAACGGCATAGTAGCAGCTGCGATAAGAATACATCAAACAGATGCACCAATGGAAAAGAAACGCAAAGCAGCAAGGAAACTTGTATCTCTATATAGAAACGTTCTTAATAGAGAACCACCAGACAGCTTGAAAAGATTAGCTGAAATGTAAGTAATGCATGTGGTATAATAATTATTAGTAAAAATTACGCTGACAACGAGCGGTAAATCGTTGGAAGGAGGTTTATGATGGCAGACGAAGTTAAACAAGTCCAAAGCAGTAATGAGGTTAACGAAACTCAAGCAGTTAGTGAACCTATACAAGAGCAAGAAACTCCTAAGGTATTTACACAAGAGGAGTTAGAAAAGATTATTGCAGAAAGGCTTGAAAGAGAAAGAAAGAAATACAAAGATTACGACGAATTAAAGAAAGTTGCAGAAGAGTATAAGAAGATGAAAGAAGCACAGATGACAGAAGAAGAAAAATTACAGAGCAAGTTAGCTGAATTAGAAGCGGCTGTGCTTGAGAAAGAGTTGGAGGTGCAGGAAGCCATGATTGAAAAAACAAAGATGAAAGTAGCGATGGAAATGGGCTTACCTGCTGACGCTTTAGATTTCATCTCTGGTTCTACAGAGGAAGAAATCAGAGAAGCGGCTGAGAAGTTTAAGAATTTACTTGGAGGAAATTACTCCAAGGTTGGTAAGCCTTCAGCTCCTGCAACAGCACAGTCTGGGTCGAAGGTATGGACACGTAGCGAAATTGAAAACATGTCACGAGAAGAACTAATACAGCACAGAGAAGAGATTAAACAAGCCATGAAAGAAGGCAGAATAATTGACAAATAAAGAGGTGAAATATAAATATGGCTAATGAAATTTTTAGTAAAGATACAAGTGGAACCTTTACTAAAATTGTGCCCGGCGAAATAGTTCCCACTTTTTGGAGCGCAACATTATTAGAGGACCTTAAGAAAGAGCTGGTGTTTGGTTCTTTAACCAACGCACAGTATATTGGTGAAGTAAAATACGGTCAAACGTTAAAGATATTCAACGTATCTGGCGTAACAATTACAAATTATAGTCCAGTAGATGGATTTGGCAACGCATGGACTCCAAGCAGAGCTAAAGCTGAAGAAGTAACTACATTAACAATTGATAATGCAAAGGCATTTCAGTTCTTCATAGAGGACCTTGAAAATAGAGCAGTTCTCGTAGACTTAATGTCTGCGATAATGAGAGAAACCACTTATAAATTAAGAGATGTTGTAGACCAGTATATCGCAGGGCTATTTGAAGCTGGAGCTACTCCATTCCTGACTGATACAGGAGGAGAGATTGCGGCACAGCTAACCAATACTTACACTTTCTACGACCTATTGGTTGACGTTGACACTTTAATGAATAAAAACAACGTTCCAAGGAATGGTCGTTGGATTGTCGTTCCACCAGAATTGAGAGCTCTACTGCTTAAGGACAATAGGTTTGTAGCCAACGCTTCTTCTCCACAAGCTTATGTATCTTTGCTGAATGGTGAAGTTGGTCAGGCGGCTGGATTTACTGTTAAGATGAGCAACAACGTTCCTACGCTTAGTGGAACATTAGATGGTTCTTATCGTTTCTACGCTGGAACTAACGATGCGTTGGCATTTGCATATGATGTAGAGAAGATTGAAACATACAGACCTGAGAACAGATTTGCAGATGCCGTTAAAGGATTGTTTGTATACGGAGCTAAGGTAATCAGACCAGTTTGCGTTTACAAAGTTGCAGTTAAACTACCTGTTCCAGAACCAGAACAACCAGGACAAGGTAATACTGGTGGTAATGGTGGTAATAGTTCATAATTACGTTTATCACATTATTAGCGGGAGCTGTCATGCGACAGCTCCCGAGATAAATGGAGGTTAAAATGGCAGTATTGTATGATAAGAAAAACAAGCATTACGTTTATGTAGAGGACGAAGAAGTTGAAACACTGATAAAAGCTTATGATTGGCTGGAGGTGGTCAGATGGCACTCACAATTGGTACCAACAGTTACGTCGACGTCGGATACGCAGACGAATACTTCAGAGCAAGAGACATCGACGGAACAGGAATCTGGAAAGACCTCACGAAAGAACAAAAAGAAGCAATATTAGTTCAAGCTGCATCTTTGCTTGATACTTTAATTTATAAAGGTGCCAAGAAAGACCCTAATCAGCCAATGGCATTTCCAAGAGTTCTAATGATTAAACACGGAGTAGAATTTGCAGCTGAGCTTTTAGACACTGGCTCCATTTATGAGGCTATCGCACAGTTATACCCACAAGAACCTTATATTTACAGGGTTGGAGATATAGAATACATTGACATTGGAACTCCAGAGATAATTAAGATGGCACAATGCGAACAGGCAAAGTATTTACTTGAAATGGCTAATGACCCGAGAATACAAGCTATTATGTCTGGAGTATCGTATGTAGCAGTAGGTTCAGTTAGAGAGGCATACAATACTGATAGGGTTAGTGCTAAAACGGTGATAATTTCTCCTATGGCTAAGTCTTTAATAAAACCGTTAATCGCTGGAGCAGTTGGACAGATATGAGCATTGTAGACAAATACTTAACGCAGACAGCTTACGTGTTAGAGCAGTTAGGAACTAACAGATACGGTGAGTATGAAACTGTTAGTAAACCGATTAAGTGCAGGTTAGAGATGTCGCAAAGCTACTTGGGAGAGATAACCAGAGCTTTAATGATAACTGAATACCAAGCTAAAGCGTTAATGTTTTGTAAAGAACCAGTAACTCTCGGGCAAAAAGTAATGTATAAAGGTAATGAATACACAGCGATACAGGTTAATGAAATAATCAATCTCGACGGCTCTCTATCTCATTATGAGGTAATATTAGGGTGAGAAAAGTAAAGATAAAAATATCTAAGACTGACCCGTGGATTTCTAAAGCTGAAGAATACCAAGAAATACTTGAAGATGCTTTCATTAAAGACGGCGTAATCATTAACCTTAGAAAGAAAAGCGTTGATGCATTCTACTATGCTAAAGAAGTGCTTGCACCAGAAGATACTGGCAATTTAAGAAGCACGATGCAGTTGAGTGAAAGCTCATCTTCAGATAAGATTACTTTTACATTCTCGGTATCTGCGTTTGACTTTGACGAAGGAGTGGCTTACGGCAGATTACACGAATTAGTGCATGATGGCGTTTATAGATATCACAAAGAAGGAACGATGAACCAATACATGCTTAGAGCAATTAATAAGAAATTTGGCACTAACTTTAAGCACTACACTTCAGCTTTCTAAGAGAGGGAATGAGATATGTTAGCGGCAGAAACAGTGTATGACCTTGTAGCAGAAGCAATAAACGGAAGGTGTGAGCTGTTTGTCGGCACACCACCTTTTGATTTAGATGACTTGGTAGCACTTTACGATACTGGTATTGGAGATGGAGCTGAAGTTAACGGTTCAACGATGGAAAAAGCAATCATCATGGTAGTTGTCCGTTCTAAAAGATATGCTGATGGCTCTGCCATAATTGAAGATATTTACAAGCATCTCAACGATGCAAACAAAGATGGGTATGAATACAAAGATGGTGCATATATTATAATGATAAGAGCATCAAGACCTCCATCTTATGAAGGTTTAGATGCGAGGCAAAGGCACATATTTACGCAACAATTTAATGTAATGCGAGAGGTGAAATAAAGAATGGCTATAAGCGGCGCATACGGAAAAATATACGTTAAACAAGGTGGAACCAATGTTAAAATCGCAGAGATGTCAAGGTGGACCTTGAACTTGGACGTTAACGATGTGGACGTAACTAACTTCGATACTGAAGGTTGGGTAGAAAGACTGACCACATTCAAGGATTGGACTGCATCTTGTGAAGGGAACCTTGTCATTGGCGATGTCGGACAGATGGCTTTAATAGATGCTTACATAAACGGAGAACCAGTTACTATTGAGATGACAATTGGCAAGCCTTCTTCTCCACAATTGGTAATATCTGGCAAAGCGATGATGAGTTTAACATTAGAAGCATCTACAGACAGTCAGGCAACGTTCTCTGCTGACTTCAACGGCATGGGTGCGTTGACAATACATACTACATAGCATGATTACAGGTCTAATCGGTAGTGTTTGGTGTCTAAGCAAAATAGAAGATTTGACAAAACCGATAGACCGTGTTAAGGAGAGCCTGCCATTTTGTGGTGGGCTCTCCAATTGGCATTTTGAAATGATAATGAGTGAAGCTTTGGTTGATGGCTCTAAAAGTGTTACACCAGTTGGTTGGTTGTTAACATCAGATGGGTTTTGGGCAATGCAAAGATGGATTGATAATCCGTATGGTTACGCTTTTGTGGAATTAAACTTAAACTTAGAAGATGTGCAAACTGCGATATGCGGTTACGTTTTACTTCCACCTATTGATGTTGAAGAAGGAGTATTGACGTATCAAAGGTTACAATTCCAAACGCTTGGAATACCATTTTTCATAAAAAAGTAATGGAGGTGCAATAAATGAGTGACAGTAAAATAAGGATTGAAAACGGAGTTAGGGTAGCAGATGTTTTTGTAGGCGACAAATCTTACGTTGTTAAAGCTAAAAAAGTTAAAGAGCTAAGAGAGATTATGCAAAAGATAACCAAAGATAAAAACTTGCAGACCGAAGGTGATGCCGTAGAAAACATTGACAAACTGGTTAAGATGTGCAAGCTAATGTTCCCAGAGATTAACCCAGACGATATAGACAATGCATACATGTCACAGCTTGTGGAATTAACTAATCTGTGGCAAGAGCTAAATTTTTCAGAGCTGGAAATGGAGGGGAGCTCTACATAGTTAATCCAACAGCCATGTCACTATCCTTGGGACTTGCTATTGAAACTGATAACAAGGGAGACATGCTAAAAGTGTTCTTCCCTTCAACGTTCTTGATTGACATTTTGCAGTATCTAAACATAACTCCATTCCAGCTTGAAGAAATGTATATGAATGATTTACTGTTTTGGGCTAAACTCGTTGCTGAGAAGAAGAGAGAAGATATGCTAGAAGAATACCAGAATAAATGGGGAGTGCTTATATCTTCAGTGATAAATAGTGGATACAATATTGTCAGGGCTTGGGGAGCGAAAATACGCACAAGCATATCTCCAGATGATATTTATCCGTTCATAAAAGACTTAAGGTTTAGCGAAGATGAGAGAAAGAAGCTTGAGCAAAGAACAGTGGAATCAGCCATGGAGCTCGGCATACCTGCTCCGAAGGTGAAGTAAATGGCAGATGTAATGGGCAAAGGCAGTGGCGAACAGTTTAACATTGAAGTAACTGTTAATGTAACGCAGGCAAAAACAGCTTTAGCTGGCATCAGTAAAAGCCTTGACAGTATTACTAAGAAGGTNGGCGCATTAACAAGCAAAATAATTGATTTGCAGTCACGTATTACTGCTTTATATTCTCAGCCAATAAATACGCAGTTAATGTTAAATGTCAGCTTTGCCTCTGCCAATGTTGATGAAGCGTCTTTAGATGCCGCAGTCCAAAACATCGTATCACGAATTAAAGCAAGGTTGCAGTTAGCTGGAGAACAAAACCAGTTCGCTTTGCCAGTAACTCTTACTTCTAAGGGTGGCAAAGGTGCTACGAGTGTAGACACCATCGTTGCAATGACGACTGCAATGCAACAGGCTGTAACAGAGCTAACCAAAAACATACAGAATACATCGGAAAGCATAAACAAGTTAGATGAAGGCTTATCTAAAGTAACAAAGAAAGCTACGCAGCTTAAGAGAGTATCTGGCGGTAGAGGACAAGGCGGTTTATTAGATAAGGTATTCTTGTCAAGAGGCGTAACGTATTCCACTGTTTATGAAACCATATTCGGACAGCTTGGTTACTTGGTTTGGGCTGTAAGAAACGTATCACTAACTGCATCTAATATTGGTAGAACAATAAAGTCGATGGTTATTGACACGGTTGGTGTTCAGCAAAACTTCATGCTAACACTAACAGCCATTACTGGTTCTTTAGAAAAAGCAAACGAGCTTAAGAATACCATTTGGGAGATATCCAGAACTGTTGGCGTTGATATGGCATCTCTAATGCATACGGCTCAGCAGGCGGCTGTTTACAATATTCCTTACCAAAGGATACAAGATATGCTACAAACCATACCTGTATTTGCACAAATGGTTGGCATTGTTAGTGGTGGTGGAGCTGCTGGAACTTCGGCTATAACAAGCAGAGCAATTATGGCTATAGGTCAGATGTATGCTAAAGGTAAGGTAGTAGCAGAAGAAAGAAGGCAGCTTGCTAACATCGGCATTAACATCGTAGAACTCATAGCACAGGGAATGGGCAAACCACCAGCAGAAGTAGAAGATATGATGAGAAAAGGGCTTCTAACAAACGTAGATGAAGTTGTAGGAATGATTATGAAAGAGCTTGGTAAGAAAACAGATGCCATCGTTAAATACATAGGAACTACCACTACTGGTGCACTTAATATAGCCATTTCTTCGTTAAACCAGATATGGACAGCAGTCGCTGGAACAATAGCTAAAGTGCTAATGCCAGTGCTGTTAACCGTTTCTTCGGTTCTTCAAAGAATAGCAGCTCAAGTTACTGAAACTGGTAATCTATTTTTAGCGATAAAAAATAACGTAAGCAGCTGGCTGTATAACATGATAGTAACTACATACGCTTGGCTTGTTAATATATATAATATTATCGCCAACATATTCAAAGTGGTTATAAATATACTATTTGGGACAAGTAACATATTGAGACCGATATTGATGACTGTTATGGCTGGAACTCTGATATTTTGGATTACATCTTCAGTCCTAAAACTGATGAAACCGATGATTGGGTTCTTAATGACCATTTGGAAGCTGTCATTCTATATCAAAGAAAACTTCAAGAAGTGGATTGGTTGGATTAGTGGTGCAGCCAAGGGATTGGTTGGAGTAATAACTGGAGCTACAAGTTTAAGTGCTGTATTATCTGGAATAATGGCTAAATCCACCGTTATTGCCAATATGCTAACGCTTGGTATAGCTACTGCCATATTTGCTCTTTCACTTTATTTGGTTAACGTTGTAGATAGAACCTTAAATCGCAAGATTAACCAATCGCTTGATAAATTGGAACAACAAACAAAGAAAGCATCTGACACTACAAAAGATGCTTTTACTCAGCCAGCACAAGATACAGCCAAGATGAAGGACAACATGTCCAGCGTTGCAGATAGCACAAAAGAAATTAAGGATAACCTACAAAGCTTTGACGTAATACATGCTATAGAACAACAAGCAGAGATGGTGGCGAACATCCCAGAAGTTCCAGAAACAATTATTGATATTGAGATGCAAGACTACTCTAAATTCTTAGACAATTTGGTAAAAGAAGCCACCAATATTGATACAAGTATTACATCGGCTGTTATTCCTAAGCTTGAAGATATGTCTATAAAGTTTGGAGATATTTGGGAAACAGTTAAAGGAGACCTGGGAACCATATTCGATACTGTACTAAAAGGATTAGGCGATGCGTTTAAGTTTTTAATAGATGGGTTCACCAATCTTTGGAATGATATCAAACTTATGCTTGGCATAGGAAAAGACAAAGGACCTACAAGATTTATGATTCCGTATGAAGCATCTGCTGGATGGACACAGCAGTTAACAAAAAGTAGTATACCTCCACTTGTTCAAGTAGAGCCAAAGTTCACGCCAGCACCATCGTGGTATAAGCCAGGTGTAACAGGTGTAACAGAGCCTAAAATAGTGCTCGAGATAAAAGAAAGCAAGAATGAATACCCAGAGTTCATAACGAGAGAAATACTTATAAATGGTAATAGGGTTCAAATTCCCTAATAAGGTGATACAGAATGCCAGAAAATAGAGTTATGTTAGAAATAGATGGGGCAAAGATGCCCACTCCAACGGAGATTAAATACGGCGAATATGTGTTGTCAAAAGCCGAGAGAAATCTACTAGGGAACATGGCATTCGCTTACATAAACAAGAAGATAAGGATTGATGTAAGATATGCAGCTTTAAGAGAAGATGAATTAAAAAATCTGAAATTACACCTATATTACACTAATGCTGGAGGTAAGGGTATACATCAAGTAACAGTTAGATTTCCTTCTATGGCTGGACCAAATGACAAAAGCGTTGTAACATCGTTTAGAGCTTATGTCGGAGACTTAGAATACTCTACGCTAATACTTAAGCCAGACGGCATGTGGTATCAAGACGTTACATTCCAGTTGGTGCAATTATGATAGCGATAACAGACTTTTACGGTAGACTTTATGGCTCTGGCATATCTGAGACATTAGATGCTGATGACATCTTAGAAGCACAGTTCATGCAGAACATGTTTTGGGAAGGTAGAACTGTTGTTAAAGGCACTGGATATATCAAAATACTGGACTACGAAGAGAAATACAACATAGTTAATCCAAAGTCCAGCTTTGCCACATTAAAAAGCTACGAAGATGTTAAGCTTGATGGCTATTTCATACTAAAAGACGAAAACGACAACACAAAGAGAATTGATTTTGATAGATGGTTTCTTAAAGAAATAGAGTTCTCTAAAGCTAATAAGGTGGCTACGCTACATTTTGAAGATGTTCTCGGTAAGTTTGATAGAATGACTTATGAGGGTTATGGATTAGTGAAGCCAGTCACAGTAAGTGGCTATTATTGGAGAATATTAAATGGTAATCCATATAAGGCATTTCCACAAATGGTTAGAAAACCATTCCTGTTTGAGGGCACGGAAGAAAATGCAGGCGGCTTGTGGTGTGCATTAAAGCAAGGAACGTATTTTAGCATTCTATCAAGCTTATCTCAATCTGTTGGAGCTGTGCTGTGGGCTAATCTTAAAGGAGAAATAATGGCTGATTGGGTAACATTAGAAAATTTGTATATGTCAGGAGATTACATATTCCCTAATCAGCAGGTTGATGTTAACAGTGTGACAGATGTTAGAGCAGTTGTAATAGGTGGTTTAGGTATTCCTTCTTTGGCTGTAAAGCACGACTTTGACAACGGAGAAAAAGTAACCATCAGGCTTAAAGGCAGAACTCCAAGGTTTACACAGCAACAGTTGTATAAGACAATGGAAGTAATGGTGCCAGTAGATAACAAACTGTTTATCAAAGAATATAGACCTGATAAATACAATCCTACTGGCTACATGTTCTTAGACGTAGATGAAACTGGAGTAGCATCGTGTTATTATGGTGGAGGTGCTGTGTTTTACTACATTATTCCAACACAGGTAAACAGCTTAATGATGTATAGTGGAACTGTAGAAGGAATAATTCCAATTACTGAAGAAGTGCCATTGAACCAGTATATAGATGAAGTTAGCACTGTAGACCCTACTTTGACTTTAGACTTTCCGATTTTGCAGAACAAAGATTTAATTGAGGCAACGTATTTAAGATACAAGAACAGTCCATTCAGAAAGAAACATATTGAGATATCTGTAATACCAAGCAGATTAGATGAAATAGCTCCTTATCCCTGCAAGTTTAAGGTAATGAACGAAGATAACTCTGTGGCGTATGATACAATATTACATGGCATTAGACACAATTTCAAAGAAGGCGGATACTCGTATGATGCATTTTGCGTGCTGGTGTGATGAGTATGAGATATGAAGATAGACCGCAGTCAGAGGTAAAAGTTTTAGGAAATAACACTTTTCAATCAAAAGATGTTATTATCGGAACAGGTAGAATAATTAGAAGAGACCAATACGCTTTGGGTAAATTTAGAGTTGTAGAGTTTTACGATAACTCTGGCAAGCTTACAATGAAGAGCGAACTTGTAGGAGAACCGCCACAATACGAATACAGGATTGAAACATATTATGACGCTAATGGTCAAGTAGTGTATACGGTGCAGTATGCAAGAACATACGATGAGTATAGTAATTTGTTGTCGGAGCAAGTAATAAGATGAGCAATATCTTTGACTACGTTTTATTTTGGCATGGAGATTTAAGTTCCATATTAATGGTTGGGTCTGTTCCTATCCAAGCGAATATTAAACAGAGAATTTCAATAGAGGCTATAGCACCTAATACATCTCGTAAAGTTACAGTGCAAAGTCCAACATTAAGTTCTATACAGCAAGGCGTTAGCATTCCAGACGCAGTTTGTGAAGAAACATCTGTAAGTGTATCTCTGAGTTAGGAGGAGATGGTATGATAGTAAGAGATTATGTAAGAAATTACATGACAAACCAAGAGATAGTAAAAATAAAAGAAAAAGATGGAGACGTCAAAGGAATAGCTACTGTTCAGCTGTTTGATGCAAAAACAGGTGCTTTAGAGTTAGAAGCGAAAACGCACAATATTATATATCAGGCTGTTTATGATTGGCTAAAAAGTTATCAATGGGATAAGTTTTGTGCTGGAGCTTTTAATAAAACCAATACTTATCAAGGCTATTTTAATATGGACAATATTTATTTAACAGCATCAACACTTCCAGAAAACACTCCATATAACCTATTTAATTATGATGGTCCTACAATCGGCTGGGCTAATAAAGCCACGTATTCTGGTAGTGACACACAAAGAGGAACTCCGAACTCTGCGGAAACGTATGCTAACGATGAGAAAATTCACTGGGTATTTGACTGGCCCACACATGCGGCTAACGGAACGTTTCAAACGATAATATGGAGCAATACGATTGCTTTGACAGGAATATATGAAGGACCAATCAACGTTGGCATCAGTACTGGCTACTACGCTGGTTTTGGTCTTACGTACGATGGTTCCTATTTGTATGCCTTGAGTNNGGATGGAAANTTATATAAATTAACAACAAGTGGANCATTGATAAATGGACCAATCAACGTTGGCATTGATACTGGCACTGGCTCCTCTGGTTTTGGTCTTACGTACGATGGTTCCTATTTGTATGCCTTGAGTTATGATGGAAATTTATATAAATTAACAACAAGTGGANCATTGATAANTGGACCAATCAACGTTGGCATTAATACTGGCACTAAATACTCTGGTTTTGGTCTTACGTACGATGGTTCCTATTTGTATGCCTTGAGTTATGATGGAAATTTATATAAATTAACAACAAGTGGAGCATTGATAAATGGACCAATCAACGTTGGCATTAATACTGGCGCTTACGACTCTGGTTTTGGTCTTACGTACGATGGTTCCTATTTGTATGCCTTGAGTTATAATGGAAATTTATATAAATTAACAACAAGTGGAGCATTGATAAATGGACCAATCAACGTTGGCATTAATACTGGCACTTACTACTCTGGTTTTGGTCTTGCATGTGATGGTTCGTATTTGTATGCTCTGAGTTGGGATGGGAGGCTATACAAAAATATAAATGCTTATGCTTCATATTTCGCTCGCACTTTATTGCCATCTCCGATAACTAAAACTAATCAAAACACAATGAAAGTGATATATGAGTTTATTAGAAGCTAAAATCATATGTTAAAATTATAATTATNATAAATAGCAAAGAGGTGGTGGAATGGACTTTTACATAAAACAAGGAGACACGCTACCGATATTTGCAGTTCAGCTGTTAGATGATAATGGCACTCCGATTGACTTAACTTCTTGCACGGTTCAACTTTGGGTAGAAGGCATGGAACCTAATCCTAAGAATATGACAGTTTGCGATAATGCCGTTGTTACTTATCAATTTTCTAAAGAAGAAACTAAAAACTTTGGAACTTATTTAGCAGAAATTAGAATCATTTATAATAATGGTGATATAATAACACTACCAACAATAGGCAGTATAAAAATACACGTGTATTACACGGTAAGTGAGGTGATATAATAATGCCAACACAATATGCGTTAACCGATTATGCAGAAAGAAAGGCTTTAGACGCTGTATTCAATGATAGCGCAAGAACATACACAGTAGCTTTATTTACAATTACTCCTACAGAGACTACGGCAGGAACCGAAGTATCTACTGACAACACTGGTTATGCTAGACAGACAATCAGTTTTACGGCTGCAACTACAACTTCTAACACGACTAAGGTGTCTAACGATGCCACAATTACATTTGGACCTGCAACAGCAAGTTGGGGAACTGTAACTGGTGCTGCGGTTTTCGATGACCTTGAAAATATGTTAGTATTCGGCAATTTTGAAGGCGGACCAGTTACAGTATCCACTGGTAACAAAGTGGAAATCGCTGTCGGCGCTCTAACTATTACATTAGACTAATTGTAGTGGGGGCGCCTTGTGTGCCCCCATATATTAAGAGGTGCATGAAATATGCCGAGACTTAAAAGTTCTAATTTCGCAGTAACAGAATTGGCTGTCGACATAGACAGCACTGCTACAAGTTTTACAGTAGAAGATGCTTCCGCTTTTCCAGATACAGGACCCTTCATGATATTGGTTCACGATAACACTGGCTTAAGCGGTGTTAAAGAAATAATGGAAGTAGGAAGCATAGATAAAACCACAAAGACGTTTAGTAATGTGATACGAGGCAGAGAAGGAACTACTGCAGTTTCGCACAGTGCAGGTTCTGGCGTAGAATGTGTATGGACTGCTGGAACACATCAAGAATTAGCTGATGCTTCTGAACTAAGTACCCACGCTTCAACGACTGCAAGCATAAGCACTTTGGGACACGTAAAACACGCAGTTCTTACGGCAACGCTAGATACAACGTGGTCAGGAAGTGCCGCCCCTTATTCCCAAACTATAACGGTTAACGGGATTACATCAACGGATACTCCTATCATAGATGTGGTAATGAGTGGAACGTATGGCACTGATATTGAGAGAAGTTCCCAATGGAATTATGTTTATCGTGCTGTTACAAGTGATGGTTCTATAACGTTTTATGCAAAAACAAAGCCCACGATTGATTTACCAATACAAATAAAGGTGGTGAGATAATGGGAGAAGCGATAATCAGTAGGCGTGGCGGGAAGTATGATATTGGCGNTGTAATAGCTATGTCACACTTAGCGGAAGCAGAACCAAATGAAGTGTGGAGCAAAACAGATGTGGCGAATGGGTATGGTATAGCAGTAGACAACATAGGTAATGTGTATTGTGCACACTATGTTGGTAGTGGTAATAAAGCAATACGTAAGCTTGACAGTAATGGTAATGAAGTATGGAGTAAAACAGATGTAGCGAATGGGATTGGTATAGCAGTAGACAACATAGGTAACGTATATTGTGCGCATTATGTTAGCAGTGTTAAAGCAATACGTAAGCTTGACAGCAATGGCGATGAAGTATGGAGTAAAACTGATGTTAGCTATGGTCATGGTATAGCAGTAGATTCTGCGGGTAATGTTTATTGTGCTCATNATGTTTGGCCTGGTGATAAAGCAATAAGAAAACTTGATAGTAATGGCAATGAAATATGGAGTAAAACTGATGTTGGCTTTGGNTTTGGTATAGCAGTAGATTCTGCGGGTAATGTTTATTGTGCTCATGATGTTGGCACTGGTGGTAAAGCAATAAGAAAACTTGATAGTAATGGCAACGAAATATGGAGTAAAACTGATGTTGTCAATGGTCGTGGTATAGCAGTAGACAGTTCAGGAAATGTTTATTGTGCTCATTTAGTTGGTAGTAAAGCAATAAGAAAACTTGATAGTAATGGCAACGAAATATGGAGTAAAACTGATGTTGAACGTGGTTATGGTATAGCAGTAGATTCTGCGGGTAATGTTTATTGTGCTCATGATGTTGGAAGTGGGAGTAAAGCAATAAGGAAGTTGGACAGTACAGGCAATGAAATATGGAGTAAAACTGATGTTGGAAGTGGTCGTGGTATAGCAGTAGATTCTGCGGGTAATGTTTATTGTGCTCATTATGTTACAAGTGGTAAAGCAATAAGAAAACTTGATAGTAATGGCAACGAAATATGGAGTAAAACTGATGTTGGCTTTGGATTTGGTATAGCAGTAGACAGTTCAGGTAATGTTTATTGTGCTCATTATGTTGGTGATAAAGCAATAAGAAAACTTGATAGTAATGGCAATGAAATATGGAGTAAAACTGATGTTTCCAATGGTTCTGGTATAGCAGTAGATTCTGCAGGTAATGTTTATTGTGCTCATGATGTTACAAGTGGTAAAGCAATAAGAAAACTTGATGGTGCTACTTATTATAAAATCATTTCATAAGGAGGTAATGTGATGAAATTTTTAGGTGATTTACAGAAGGTAGAAGAAAATAAATACAGGGTTGGTTTGATACATAACATGCCGTTTGACCCTGTGCAAGGGTTTGGTAAAAGTGCAGAGGAACTCGAGCAGATGGGCGTATTGGTGGATGATGTTCCCGAGCCGCAGATACCAGAGGGTAAGCAGATAGCGGGGTTGTTTGTTAATCCCATTACCAAAGAAGTATGGTACGAGTATGAAGATAAGCCACTTGACCCTGAAGAAAGGTTACAAATATTAGAGCAGATAAATGCCCAGTTGTTAGTTGAGTTGCTGGAACAGGAGGTGCTATAAATGGATTGGTTCGCTATTGCAAAGTATTATTATGGCAGGGGGATTTACACTAAAGAACAAGTGGCAGTGTTTGTAGAAAAAGGAAAGATAACAGCAGAGGAATATGAAGAGATAGTCGGGGAGCCATTCCCAGAATAGGGGGACGTAAATGCCAGATGCAAGCATAGCCGAATATGGATTGGCAATTTTTGCTATAGCCATGCTTGGTTACGTGCTGGTAAAAGTACTGGTACAGCCGAAGAGTGAAAGGAATGAGGCAGTCCCGAAAGAGTTTGTGCAGGTTATTGAGAATAACACCGCAGTAATGCGAGAGTTGATGGATGTAATACGTGAGCTCCAAGTTGAGATGGCGAAGCAGCAAGTAAAGCTTGACGAGATATTGGATGCTGCAAGGCATGTAAGGAGGCGTCCAGATGACAGAAAATAAGTTTTCAAAGAAGGTGGTTCGTTGGATTATCATGCTTAATGCCTTGTTTGTGGTGGCAGTATTAATACTTTATTGGCACACTGGTTCTGAGCCAGCAACGTTAATAGCGAGTTGGTTTGCNTTTACCACNGGNGANTTGTGGGCATTAGCNGGAATAAAGAGAGAAGAGACAAAGAAGGGAGGGAGCGACGATGAAAGTATGCATTGATCCTGGGCATGGTGGCACTCAACCTGGCGCTGTAGGGTATTTCGGGACGAAAGAAAAGGATATTACGCTTCAGGTTGCTTTNCAGCTNAGAGATGTACTNAAAAATGCGGGTGTGGAAGTGGTAATGACAAGGGAGAGCGATAAAGATGTGAGAACGGCCAAGCAACCCAACGAACTGCAGGCACGCTGTGACGTAGCAAACACCGCTAATGCCGATGTTTTCATTTCAATACATTGTAATGCATCAAATGACTCGTCGGCCCATGGGACGGAGACGTGGTACTACCCGAAAGACGCCAAAAGCAAGACTTTAGCACATTTTATCCAGACGGAGTTGGTGAAACAAATAGGTCTAAAGGACAGAGGAGTTAAACAAGGCAATTATTACGTAACACGTTATACGAAAATGCCAGCAGTGCTTGTAGAAGTGGCATTTATCAGTAACCCTGAAGAGGAGGTATTACTGAAGAATAAGGCATTTCAGAAGAAGTGCGCTATTGGCATAGCTAATGGCGTGCTTAGTTTTTTAGGCATGTCTCTAGTAAAGGAGGGGCAGAGTATGAAAGACGTACCGCAGACGCACTGGGCGTATAAGTACATTAAAGAGCTAGACGACCTAGGGATTATTCAAGGTGACGCTAATGGAAACTTCCACCCTGACAAAGCAGCTACGAAGGCAGAAGTAGCTACAATGTTTGCAAAGTTATATGAAAAATTGAAAGGAGGGCAGTAAGATGCATGATGTAATTTTAAGGCTGCTATACGACATTATCGCTATTTTAGTATCAATCTTGGTAGCGTACTTGGTGGCATTGATACAGAAGAAGCTGGGCTCGGAGAAGGTGCAGAAGATAATATATGAACTGGAGACAAAGAAGGAATTGGCCCGAATTGCTGTAATGTTTGTTCAGCAAGCATATAATGATTTAGGTGGACCTGAGAAATACGAAAGAGCAGCAGACTGGCTAAGTGACATGTCAGATTATATGTGCTTAGATTTAACACCGGAAGAAGTAAAGGCCCTAATCGAAGCTGCGCTAAAAGA